GCCATTACGAACGGCGCGAAGTTTCCGGCAGTAACGGTATTTCAAGACGGCGGCGACTTCTGGCTCGCTGACGGGTATCACCGGCTGGAAGCTTACAAAGAGATCGGGGCGCTCGATATCCCAGTTGAAATTCATCAAGGTTCTTTCCGTGATGCGATCCTGTTTTCGATATCCGCGAACGCGACTCACGGGAAGAGAAGGACGAACGAGGATAAGCGGAAAGCCGTGATGTCGTTGCTCAATGATATGGAATGGGGAAACTGGTCGAATGTTGAGATTGCCAAAAAGGCTGCGGTTACCGAATTTTTAGTAAGGAAAATTAAAGGGGAAAACCCATCTTCGATTAAATCGAAGATAACTGATTCTAACCCCGAAGTAACCCAAGAGAAACAATTCACCCGTAACGGGAAGACCTACTTGATGAACACTGAGAACATCGGTAAAGCCACACAACGCCGCGACGGTTCCTTCGTCGAGCAGGAAGCGCAAGACGAGCCCGAAGAGGAAAAGAAAATCATCCGCTCGCCCATCCCCTATCAGGATGTCCGGGATATGTTCGAAGACCCGGAGGATGATGATTACGACGAGGATGAGAAGGCACTCCCGAGAGCTCCCTCAAAATCCAAACCGTTGACCGACGAAGAGGCTGAGCGCTTAGCAAAAAAAGCGTTGGGCTCACCGGAACAACAAGCGTTTGCGCGAACACTATTAGGTACAAAGACCGATGACATCCTCATTAGTTTGAATACTGCCTTGTTTGACTTCAACAACAAATACGAAAAATACGCTTTCAGAGCTTATGAACAGCTCGACCGTGCTGAAGATTACACGGTCAACCTGCTGTTGGAAACCATAAATAAAGCCGAAAATTTCTTCGCGCAGTTCAAACAACAACTTAAAATTGCGGGCAGGAAAGCGAGGTGATAAGCAGCATGAGTAAACACAGCTTCACGGAGTGGCTAAACAGAAACACGAGACCATCAAATGTTGCGCGCGCTTTGGCAGATGCCGGGGAGGGTAAGGGGCTTACCTCTTACGAAATCGGGAAAATCGCTCATCCTCAGCCTTTAACCAAAAAGGAAAGGAAACGAGCCGTTCGGGAATACCTGAAAAACATTGGCATCCGAACAGTTGTCTCGGTCAACACAATATGCAATGACAAACAATACGAATTCATGGTTGTTTCTGTTCCAAAGGAAGGTAAACACGAATATATGGCATCAGGCAACATGTCAACCGCACAATGTGAACACGCGCTAAATTTCTACGAAAAACAAGAATACGCGTTTACATCGAACAGCGGGCTTAGAAAAACAAAACTCGATAATTTGAGGAAACAACTGCCGTTATTTGGGAAAGAATTATTTGAAGAACGAGCCCTTTAACTCCCCTTTCTCTTTACCGTTCCTGATGAATTTCGCACCGGGGGCGGTAAGCAGAAAGCGGTATCAATCGGAACTTTGACAAGCACCGAGCGCCATCGCGTTGAGCCGGGATAATAAAATTATCTTTTATATGCCTCGCCGGAAAGGAACACCAAATCGATACTGATGGGTTCGAGGGTTCGACTCCCTCGCCGGCGATCAATTGCGACTAATTGCGACCTGATTATACGACCTCCTTTCTTCATGATTACCTCCTTAGCCCTCATGCAACCGGCGGGTTGCGTGAGGGCGTTTTGAACGCACAATACCCCTTAACATAAACAGTATATACAACATTCCCCCGTTCGCACCACCCCCGCGGGCGGGGACGTTTTTTTAGAGGTGAATATGAGTCTTTATTACGGCAAAAACGGAATAGAAATATATAACGGCGATGACTTCGGGGAGTAATAAAACAAAGATGGGGTGGAACTACTGTGGTCGGATTATTGTATAATTACTTTGTCCGTACTAAATTTCAGTCAGGTGTTTGAACGTCTGTGGGGCGGGACTTTCGTCCCGTCCTTCTTCGTGTAACCATCAACAGTAACGATTTTTTTACCTTTCTTAGTCTTTGCCACGTCTATCACCTCCTTTTCTTCCACTCCACCCCAGGTGTGTCTTTCGAAAAGGAGGTGATTTTATCACTCTTTCATCAACTTATCGATTTCGGTTAGCGCCTTTAAGTCTATCTTCTCCAGCGCAGCCTCGATCGCCTTGAGCTTCTCGTAATCAGGAGGGAGGTTGCCCCTTCGATCGGGGTTATCAGTTAAACCGATTAAGTAATCCACAGAAATATCAAAGAGATCGGCTATCTCAAACAAAACATCCGGCGGTGGAACTCTCCGGCCTGCTTCATAAAGCGAGATAAGCGAAACACTTTTATTCAAAGATTCCGCTATTTTTTCCTGACTGATATTATTTTTATTTCGAACATCCGCAATCCTTTTACCCATCATTTTCGGTTCAAAGCCCATCAGGATCAATTTTAACACCCGCTTTACCCTTAGTCAAAAGACTAAAAGTAATAAATTCACTTGTGTATTGACAATTAGTAAAACCTATGGTATACTACTTTCTGTAAGAAAGAAGGTGATGATATGACCTTAAGTGAATTACGGAAACAAAAAAATCTTACCAGAACAGAATTAGCCGCAATAGTAGGCGTAAGCGAGAGCTATATCTTTCACTTAGAGAGGGGCGTAAGAAAACCATCACATAACACGGTGATTAAACTCGCCGAAGCTCTCGGTGTGCCTGAGCGCGACTTCTTCGCTTTCATGCGCTCTTTTTCCGGCCCTGACATCCAACAATAGCACGTTGCGGCGGTCGCGTGCCAAAAGCAAAGGAGATGAAAACGTGACAAAAGAGAAGCTTTACCAAATTCTCGCTCACCGGATTGTTTGCTGGGAGCAGGAACAACAAAAAAAGGAGGAACAACATGGAATGGAAAGAAGCAGTAAAAGATCTGCTACGGATATACATACGCGATATGGGAACAATCCAGATACGGTCGTGTTATCAGGCGCGAATTGCTCTCGCTCGCGGTGAACGCGTAATAAAAATTTGCCGGGATTTCGGGCTCGATGAAGTTGAGCTCTATCTTACGGCGTAAGGATGGGGAATACGATGGTATCAAACGAATACATTAGTAAAATTAAAGCAGTTGGGGCTAAATCGAAATATTCTATCGGAGATGTTGCGTATCATAAATGCGCTGCCGAACGCGGTGAATTGAAACCGATGTTGATATTTGGAGTGGATATGTCGAACCCAAGAGAACCGCTTTATCTTTCATACATCGCTTACGAACTATTATTTCTTAAGAATCAGGAGGACCCTCATATTTACACCATATATATCGATCCTACTGCCCGGTATGCACGCTTACCTGATGAAGAGCTACTTACCGAATCTGAAGCTGACGTGTTAGTAAAAGACTACGATGAACGTTCGGATAAATGTCGTGGAGAACGCGTAAGTATAAACAACATTATTCGCAAAAAATGGAACATCACCGAATTACCAGAACCTCAAGAAACCGGATTTTGAGAGGAGGTGAAGAGATGAAACTCGTTTTTCATAAGCCGAAATATGGTATTGGCGATATCGTATTTATCAAGGACGAAGCAGAGCGGGGGGAATTAAAACCTTTCCAGGTTGTCGGAATATTTTACGCGTATTTACCATCACTAATGAATGAAAATAATGCAAGTTATCATTTGCTTCCGGTTATACATGAGAATGGTGAATTTTCAATATTAATCGACCATGGTCTGGAAAAAACCAGAAGCGAATTTCAGCTGTTGGCCCCCGAAGAAGCCTCGAATTTTATCCGCGAATCATATATGAAAAAAAAGGAAGAGATCGAAACGATTCTAAAATCTTTGCGAGAGGAGGTGACATCATGCACCACACCAACATGCAAATAAGATTGAAACTCGATCATTTTTTACTCGCGTTAGGCGAGAACATCGGCACGATCGGGAATGCCGATGAGATCATCCGGGTATTGCGAAATAAGTGGGTTGAGTATGAAAACATCGAGGATGAGCTAAAAGCACGCCTCGACGAGTATTACCCGGAAGGGGCTGAAATCTTGAGGGCGATAGATGAAGCTCAAGATCGGATAATCTGGCACATCCTGGAGGTCACAGCCCTTATCCTCACCGAAAATCAAAAAAGCAACAATGCAATCTCAAGATATGATCCGCTCGCGAAAGTGGATCGGGTACGGGCTCTTGTGGAGCTGGCTAAACGAAACAAACGGCAACGAACGATGTTCGATAAGGAGGAGGTAAAGCGTGTTAATCGAAGAGTTGGCTATGTTTACCAGGGAAGAGCGGCTGCGGGCTATTACGCAGTTGCAGAAGAGCCCACAATGGGGGGAGTGTACGATTCGCGAGAGAGCGGAGAAGGTAGTTTCTTTTTTGAATAACAAAAAACGCGCTCAGCCACGAGCGCGCTCTAATCCCTGAACGTAATTATAACACAAAGAAAGGAGAACGCCAAATGAATGTATCTATCCGGGTAACAAGCTCATTACTCACTAACTTAGGAAAACTCGTAGCCATAAGGGCTATCCCGGGGTTCCCGCCAGATGAACGATTTACGGGTTGCTCTCCATGCAGGACAAACACACGTCAACTGGCTTTAGTAGATGTAAGCGGGCTTAAAAAACACCGGGAAGCCGCGCGCCTATCTCAAGGGCAACTCTCCAAATTATCTAACGTAACCATAAGCACCATTTCTTCGATAGAAACCGGGCACATAAAAAAAACAAACAAGAACAGAGCTGCGAGGCTCGCAGAGGCTTTAGGAATAAGCTTCGCGGAATTAACGGAGGAGGTAAAAAAATGAAGATATTGGCACTTAAAGAAGAAGCTATCCTTGAAACAGAAAAGGTATTCATAAAAAGAACTGAAACAGGAGAATTACGATCCATAAAGGGAACTCTCACTCTTTATGAGTCAAAAGGACACTTAGCCGTAATCGAGGGAAAAGCGATGATAACGGCTAATGGATACTATTATTTAAATAAAATCGCGGGGTTATCAGTTATTACCCCCCCGACGCTAAAAATTGAAGGCGATCGGGAAGTCCCAAACCCCTTCCCAATTATTGATTCTATCTCCGGACGTATATCAAAAGTATGGTGCAAGAAGAATGTCGTAGGATACGGGCCTACCGGTAATGTCGTCGTTACTTCAAACACTTTCAGCTACGACATCCAAATGTATTTTATCAAAGACTTGGTCTCAAAGGTTCAAATGTCTTCGAAGGCAGGGCGCATTTGCCTCGAATCTCAGGTGACAGAAGAAGAAAGAAAGATAGGCGCTTTTTATAAAATTGAAGGAGATTTAGGGGTATACGTTATTTTTTCTGATATTAACGTGTTAAAGGCTATCAAAACGATGACAGAAAACAAAGTGTTTGCTGAGAGAAAGGCCCAGACGATATGTGAGCGGAACGCGCTTAAAAGGCACCCCGCATTCGCAAATATATATGTTGACACGAAAGGAATAGAGAATAATCGAGTTGCAGAAGTTACCGTAATCGGGTATTGCCATTCTTTCGATGCGAGGAAGCTTAACGAGATATCCGAATTAGCAGACTCGGGCAGAGAAATCGTCGTCGAAGGAGAAAAGGTTCAAGTAATCGAAGCCACAAGCTCATCCGAAGAAGAAATAAAGCAAGAATACGAAGCTACTCACGATGAGGAGGTGTATTAGATGATACAGGAAATCCTCCTCGAAAATGTTAAAGGAATTACTACCGAACAAACACTTACTGGTGCTGATATATTAGTCGGTAACAACGGCACCGGAAAAACCGCACGAATTCAAGCCTTCAACCTCGCGTTTTTGGGATACATTCCGGGAATAAAAAAAGATATGAACGAGATCATGAAAATTGCCTCAGATAAGATTATGAAAGTCGGGTTGAAATCACCCGGCTTCGAGTTTTCAAGAACGTTCACCGAAAACGTTAAGATCACAAGAACCGGGGAAAAGGATATCACCTATAGTCAAAGCATCGAGTTAAAGCCCCCTTTAGAAGAGAAGACACAAGCCGATAGCGAAAAAAGAATCAAAGATGAGCTGGGGACTTTCCCGGTCATGCTCGATTTTGACGAATTTATCGGTCTTTCAGATGCCGGGAAAAGAGATTTCTTATATTCTTTCATCGATCCGGAAAGCGCGTGGGACAAAGAAGGGCTCAAAGCTTACCTTGAAACTCAGTTATTGTCGGAAGCGTTAGCGGAAAACGCACCGGACAGATACGAAAATATGAGTTCGCTTATAAACGAACTCATAAGTGACATTAATTTCGTGGATATTAACTCGGCTGTCGATGCTCTCGTTTCGATTCTAAAAGATAAAAAGAAATATTGGGAAGCGGAATATAAGAAGGCGACAGGAGCAACGCAAAAATTAGGCGAGCTCAAGAATGCTCTTGCCACTTCCGACAGAAACATCCAAGTTCATAAAAAAGAACTTGAAGAATTACAGCAGGAATTCGGTAAGGTCAACTCCGAATTCGCTCAAGCTGAGAACCAAAACAGAAATTACTACAATAAAAAAAAAAGAACCGAACAAATCCTCTTAGAAATTCAAGAATTGAAAGCCGCCCCGCTCGAAAAACCATATGCGTTACAAATTGCGGAGTTAGAAGCGCAGAAAGCATTACCCCCAAGTATCGACGAAGCTCTTATGCGGATCAAAGAAAAAAGGGCGGAGTTGCAGAAAACAGTACTCGGGCTAACCGAAAACATTAATCGATTAACGTTTGACAAAGGGCGGGCGCAGGCGCAGAAAGAGCAGTACATAAACTTTATAGAACAAATTAAAATCGTTAGTACCGCTCAAAACAAACGGTGCGTAATATCCGATAAAATCGCGTGTGATAAAGATTTCTCAAAAGCTTTAGAAGCGTTTACCGGAAAAGCGAAAGAGACCGAGAACGAAATAAAAAAATGCGATGATCTTCTTACCTCGACTCTAACCGCGCTAAAAGAATCCGAAGAAGACCTCCGCTCTTTAGACTCCAGCGAAAAAGTCTTACATAATAGCGTACAAAAAAACATCGAATACAACCGTAAAATAGAATTAGAAATTAACCAAATTGCTCACGAACAACGCTTATTTGAGGAACAAAACGCGAATCGATTAAAAAGCCTTAAGCAATATCAGGACGAATTATTCGCCCTTGAGAAAACTACCCTCGAAGCCGCTGAACCGGACGAATTACTTATGATGCGGAAACTAGGTATAGAAAGCCAAATCCAAGAATTAAAACAAAAAATCGCTTCTGAGGAGAACGCTAAAATTACTTATTCGAATCAGCAGGCAACGATGGTCGATGCCAAAACAGCCGAAATATATAAAGAAAACCTGAAGTATTTCCTTGATGTGGCCGGCCCTAAAGGGTTACAGGGCGAGCTACTTAAAAGTCAGTTATCGGGAATTTATTCGAAGATTAATGAGAATCTGCGCTTACTCGGGATTGACTATGATTTCTATTTTCAAACCGAATCGGAGAAAAAAAAGGAGATTTTTCAATTCGGTTGGGTAAGAGACAATGCGAAAATCGATTTTTCTGCGCTTTCCGGGGCAGAACAGATTATCCTGATGGTGTCTCTTTTAGTGGCCTTCATCGAGATAAAACAGCCGAAGATTAAAGTTCTAATAATCGACAATATTGATAGGATACATTCGAAAAACCTTTCAAGACTTCTTTCCGGGCTACTTAAGATTAAGCAAAAACTGGATAACATTATACTTGCGGGAGCGTTAGATCCTATCGACGTTCAAGGGTGGAATATGATCGCGCTTGAAGGAGGGCTTTATGGACCTGACCAAGCTGAACAGCGAACAGCATAAAGCCGTTACTTCGGAATCGAAAACAATTTTATGTCTCGCCGGTGCGGGCTCTGGGAAAACCAGAGTCCTCACCTATCGCATATGCCATGCCATCGAAAATCGGATAAGCCCTAATAATATAACTGCGATAACATTCACCCGGCTCGCCGCGAAAGAAATGAAAGAAAGGCTTGCAGCACTTTTACCGGCCGAGACCGTAAGGCAGGTTAGCGTAAGTACTTTTCACAGTTTTTGTGTACGTTATTTGAAACGTTTTTCTGAATCAATCGATAGAGACGAAAATTTTTCTATCTATGACCAGAGAGATAAAGAAGATATATTAACAGCGATTATCGAAGAGCTCGGATACAAGACTACGGTAAAAAAAGTGCTTTCGAATCGCGAAAGCCTTCCGGAAAAGTACATATGGGATGAATATATGTTCCGACTGAATAGGTACAACGCCATTGACATCGATATGATCCAGCCGATGTTTTTCGAAATTCTACATAACCCGGCTGTTCTGCAATACTTACAGAGTCAATATCACTATTACTTCGTAGATGAATTCCAGGATACGGATAAAACTCAAATGGATATATTACGTAAATTGGATCCGGAGAACCTTTTCGTTGTCGGGGATGATTACCAGAGTATATACAGATTCAGAGGCGCGTGTGTCGAGAATATTTTAGAATTTCCGAACATATATCCGGGGTCGGAAACAATCATCCTTAACCGTAACTATCGCTCCACAAAGAATATCGTCAATGCAGCAAACAATGTGATATCAAACAACGTTTCGCAAATAAAAAAAGACCTCGTTACTGAAAGGGAAGGCAGTTCGGTAGAAATAGCAGAGCTCCCGGATGTTGATTCGGAATTCGATTGGATCGCGAAAAACATCAGCGAAACGGGCGCTGAAAACAAGGATTACGCGATATTATGCCGGACAAATAGGTACGCTCTCGCTGCGTGCGATTATTTAAAATCGCGTTTGATACCCGCCAAAGTGCTTACAAATAAAGATAGCATCTTCGATATGCCGGATATAAAAAAAATCATTTCTTTTATTGAAGTGGCCGTTAATCCGCTCGACGAAAAGAAAATATTAGACACCGTACAGTTCCCGTATAAGACGATATCGGATACCGAACTAAAGAAAATCGTATTGAAATCCAAAACGCTTGCGAGGAGTTTGTACGAAATAATCGGCGAGTTTTATACGAGTAAGATAACGAAATTTATCGAATCAGCGAAAAAACTATCTACTATGAAAGAGTTTTTTATGCTCGCTGTAGAAACCCTCGAGCTTGAATCGTTTTACGAAAAACGAGACCTTACAGGAAGAATAGGCGATATACATAAGGCTTTTCTAACGTTTGAGATATGGGAAAGAGTTCAGCACTCTCTTTCAGAACCTACTGATTTTAGCGCCTTCATCAAGTGGTTAAAACTTAAGGACATTCAGGAGAATTTTGTCCAAGAAGAAATGAACGTTGTAAAGATTTTAACCGTACACGGGGCGAAGGGGCTGGAATTCCCGATAGTATTTGTCCCCGGATTGTATGAAGGCCACTTCCCTATATCAAATAATGATGACATGGAAGAAGAAAGAAGGCTCTTTTACGTTGCGATAACGCGAGCTAAAGATAAACTATTCTTATCTTATCCCCAAGGTACAACTTCGATAATATCGCCATATTCTGGGAAATATACACCAGTCAAACCAAGCAAATTCATATTCGAAACTATTATTTAATTACGGAGATGGTTGTATGAGCATAAGCGACGGCGTTCGCTACTGGGGGAGGTGATCCGGATGACTTACATCGATTTGATCAATCGTTTCTGGAATATGGACATAGAATATCATTTTACCGCTTCCGAAACAAGGCTATATTTCAAACTGCTGGAAATAGCGAATAGAGTAGGGTGGAAAGTGTCGGTGTCCGTGCCTAATATTCGGTTGGTTTCAGATGTCGGTATCTCGGAAAAGCACCTCATATCAAGTCGGCAACGCCTTCACGACGTTAATCTTGTAGTATGTATAAAAGGAAACACGCGAACCGCATGTAAGTATATCGTTGATCCGGATAATTTCAAAGCCGATTACTTACCTAATAAGGTAATAAAGGTAAGTAATACTGAACCTGGTAATAACGATTCCTTACCTTATGCGTACGATGAGGTAAGTAATCAGGTAAGTAATCAGGTAAGTAATCAGGTAAGTAATCAGGTAAGTAATCAGGTAAACATATATAAGAATAGACTAGAAGAGACTAGAGAAGAGAAGACTTTATCTTCTTCTCTTTTAGATGAGAAAGATTCTAAAAGAGAAGAAGAACACATAGGATCCGAAGGGAAAAAAAGTTTACCTGCCAAACCCGCCACTCCGTATCAAGATATATACGAAATGTTTATATCCATCTGCTCAACGTTGCCTCGAATTCAAGCCCCGTCTTTGTGGGCTAAGTCTCGACGAGAAGCCGTAAACGCCCGATGGCGTGAGCATCCGGATGTTGGATTCTTTTACGATCTATTTCACCGGGTGCATGATTCCGATTTCCTGTCCGGCCGAGTTAAGTCGTTCAAAGCGGGATTCGATTGGATATTCAAACCAACGAATATGCAAAAGATTATCGAGGGCAACTACGAAAACCAGGACGAAAAACAACAGAAGTTTGCGGGGCTCAAGGCGTTCTGGGAAGAAGCAAAAGTGGAGGAGATGGTTAAAAATGGCATTAAGTAAGCAGGTGTTCACCGAGGCGATGATGCTCCTGGGTACAGTTTACGAAAAACTTCGCGGAGTAACGAGCGACATGGAAGTTCTAAAGATATGGTTCTCCGTGCTTGATGGGATGACGGATGATGAACTCAAAGCCGTTACCTCCGATTACGCCAGAACGAGCAAATTCGCTCCAACGCCCGCCGATCTCTGGGAACGGGTGAACGCCATGCGCGAAGCGCGTAATCCGCAACTTACCGCCGAGGAAGCATGGGGGATCCTTTACCGCGACATCTCCAGGCTCGGATATTATGCTGAACCCACCTACGATGATTGGCGGCTCGAAGCGGCCAAGAATTCAATCGGTTGGGGCACGTTATGCGGCCTTACCGATAACACGCTCATGCCTACACGCGCGCACTTCTTGCGTATTTTCGCAAGCTTCGCGCAACGCGAAAAAACCGCGCTGCAAACCGACAGCCCGAAAGCGGTAGAGTTCGTTAATCGGCTTGCTCAAGAGCTCGCTGGGAAAAGCGCGGTACCAGTTAAGGAGTTGGAAAATCGATGATCATTGAAATCCCGGATCTTCAGCCGACGGTAAATCACTGTTACAAAAGACGGAAAAACAAAAGATTATATCTAAGTGACGAAGGGGAGAGCTACAAAGACCTTGTAAAAAGTTGCGCATTATCGGTGGCAAGACGCGAAAAGTGGCAAATGATAAAGGCTGGGAAATTTATCCATATTGCTATCTCCTTCGAGTTGATCAATCGTAAATTTTCTGATCCAAACAATCTCGTAAAACTAACGATCGATGCGTTTCAGGGGATATTGTACGAAAACGACAAATGGGTCCTACCTCTTATCTGGGACGCACGTATTACCGGAAGAATGTACACTCATGTAATGATCAAGCGAGAAGGCGAATATTTTACGATTCCCGAGCTTATGGATAGTGGAATAACATGAATAGTTATTTTATCTGCGATGCCCTTGCGAGAAAGCATTATATGGATTATTTTCTAACCGAGTGCAAAAACGGGCCTACTTATACGGTATACCACCATCTGCGGTTTGACGCGGTTGCAATAAAAAAATCGTGGGTTAACCCGTGTATAACGATTTATGAAATAAAAACCTCACGCTCAGATTTTTTGCGGGATAAAAAATATGTCAAATATCTCAACTACTGCAATCGGTTCTTTTTTGCATGCCCAAAAAACATGATAAAGAAAGAGGAGTTATCGGACCCGCGTGTTGGTTTAGTATATATTGCTGATGATAAGACGGTATATACGAAAAAATCCGCTCATATCATGAAAAACGATATACCATCAAGCTTCTATCAATACGTTATATATAGCAAACTCAATGATGACAGGGCTTTCTTCTACTGGAACAAAGAGGAATTTCTAAAGCAGTGGTTAGCCAAAAAGATAAGCAACCGAGAGTTAGGTCAACGGGTGAGCTCAAAGCTAATTGACGAACTGTCGCGTGTATCAAACGAGTTATATGCAAGGGAAACGGTTTACAGTATTAAGCACACACAAGAAAAGATGCAAGATTATGAAGAGATAAAAAAAATTTTGGAGTATTACGGGTACGGCTACAAAGTAGGGATATATCCAGTTGCAGCAATTGTAAGCGAAATTTTAGAAAAAATAAAACAATTGCGAAGGGAAAACATATGAGATTATTGCCCGGCTTTGTTGAGTTGATTATTAAATGACTCGTAAAGTTACAGGAACTGGGAGGGAGATCAAATGAACAAAATAATTATAAGCGGCTACATTGGCCGCGACCCAGAGATAAAATACGCGACAAATGGGGATCCGGTAGCTAGTTTCAGCTTCGGCGTGAGCCGCCAAAAGACGAAAAACAATGATAACCCCGGTACAGACTGGCTCCGCGTAGTCGCGTTCGGTAAGGTGTGCGATACGATCAGCAACTACTTCGAAAAGGGAACAGGACTGATCATCGAAGGCCATATCCGCACTAACACGTACGAGGCGCAGGATGGGACTAAAAAATATACCACAGATATAGTCATGGATCGATTCGAGTTCTTGCCGAAGGGTACGAGAGAACCGAGATCGGATACCGTGAAAACCGATACAGGCAACGGGCAGGAACCAACGCCACCGATTACATCTGGCGATGACGATGAAGTCCCGTTTTAAAGGGGGATGAAGAATGAAGGTACTATGCGTTCCGGATTATGCGTTTGAATATGAGCTGATAAGAGAACATATTAACGGCATGGGGCTTTACCTCGATAGAGATGTTTTAGAATCGAACTTCGCATATCGGCAAATTATTCCGTATGTCGTTTTGAGAGACTCTGAAGGAAAAATCCTTACTTATCAGCTTCAAAATACGAGTAACGAAGAACGATTGTGCGGACAATATACGATCGGAATAGGCGGTCATGTGGAAGAAAAGGACGGAACCGGTTGGATGGCTGTTCACAAAGCAAGCGAGAGAGAAATACGAGAAGAAATCGGCGTGATACCGCTTCTGATGGATGGCAAAATAACGATAATACGATTGCATGAAACGGAAGTAGACCGCGCTCACCTCGGGATTGGGATGGTATTAAAAAAATGGGCTGGAAAAATTATACCTTCGAAAGAAGTCCCGAGTTGGGAATGGAAAACTATCGAAGAGTTAAAGGCCATGGAGCTCGAAACATGGGCGAGATACATGCTCGAATATCGTTTAGGTTACGAGGAAAATAAAGAGAGGTGATTGACGGTCATGTTCACCGGCATACTCATAGGACTATTCATAGGAACAGCGTTAGGAATGTTCATTTCGGCATTGTTTAAATCAGCAGGAGGCAGCGATGAACAATGAAAAAAACTTAGCGGCTCAAGAGAAAGAAACAGGAAGCCTAAGCACGCTTAGTGAACAGGAATTTCGAACCGCGTTTACACATTACCAATGCCTCGAGAAAGAGGTATGGAATGTAAAAACAGGCCTCGAAGCGATTATGCGGATCGCTTCAAGGCTGAAACCGTTCAAAGCGTTTGCAACGGATATTGAGAGTATATCAGAAATAGGAAAATCCCTGGCTCAAGTCGAAGCACTCGAAGCGACAATCGACAAAACAAAAACGGCCCTCATCCACGAGACCAATGCGAGATATACCAAACGAGAGTAATTCCCGCGTTAACGCCGGTGACGTTGTACGGATGCTCCAGAATTACAAGGCAAACGTGCAGCGTTACCTCGGTTGTCGCGTGCATTTATCTCTCCTGCCATCCGGGGAGATCGACTGGTACCTGAGCGATAGCCCGAACGAGCACGCATGTCTCAATGATCAGGTGCGTGCCGGGTTGTTTATCAAGTATTTTGAACACTGGTACAATCAATTATCGCTGGAGTGCCGTGGGATCCTGTTCCACTGCTACATCAACCACGATTTCGAACTCGCAAACACGATGAGCGCGTGGCTCGAGTTCGAGTGGGGACGAATGAAGTATAAGACATTGCCTGTTAGGCGCTTGGCCGTGCTCTTCGATTGCTCGACGGCGAGATTGTATAAGATGAAGCATTATAGTTTGGAGAGATTAATGGTTATAATAAACGGAGAAATAGAAAAATAAAAGGAAACGTGTTATGGGGGTGACAACAACGATATATGTGGGATTGGAACGCTCAGAAAAACAAAAAATAATACAGGAATATTTGCAAAACAACAAAGTTCGAAAGGTATTTGTAATTAGCTCTGAGAAAAGCGAATACGACACAGGGTATATAGAAAAAGAAAGCTTGGGTTGGTCTGATGTCATTATGTATAAGTTTTTTTATCGATTGCTCGAGGAAATAGATTCAACATGTCTTGTTGTGATAGATGAAATGATGAGAACTCAGAACAGAAGCGAATTAACGTATAACTGTGCGCATCATTATCTTAATCAAACCCCACATCGACTCATATTTGAGTATTTTCCTTTTATTGAACAAAAAGACGATTTTATGATTTTGCTTGATTTTCAAGATAAGCCTAAATATCGTGGAAAAGGCTTCTCGTGGGAGATGTTAAAAGAGCAAGATTTAAGAATAAAAAAAACAGAAATGAAGTTCGAAATACTGCCGGTTCAAATAAGCACTAAAGAAAAGGCAGAATATTTTCAAAAGAAAGAAGCGTTGTTTGCCGAACTCGGTAGTAAAAACCCAGACACGATCCCGCGGAATCTTCACGTTTTTGTTGGGAAATACAAAAAGAGGAACTTGTATACCGGGAAAATTTACGTTGCGAGAAACTCCCGTTTTAATATGCTTAATGTGATTACGTATAAAAATAAGTCAACTATTTCAGCGATTATTATCGACTTTCCGCACAGAAGAATAGACTTCAACGATTATCTCAAACGAGTGACGCCCCCCATAGTATCTTTTTTATCTACCGGTTTGCCCGTTGACAATTATTATGCTGAAAGTTTTCGAAAATGGCTCGAGCGATTGGAGGAGTTTTATGATCAGGCAAGTATATCAGAATGAAACCGTGTTAAGCGCCGCAAAACGTAGGATTAGCTATGTGTTTGATGAACGCGAAAATATCGTTGTGTCTATAAGCGGGGGCAAAGACTCAACGGTATTGGCGCACCTTGCCCTTAAAGAAGCGAACAGACGTGGAAGAAGGATTGGACTGTTTTTTCTCGATGAAGAAGTAGTCTATGATAGCACTATACGCCAAATAGAGTATCTTATGAACTTGTATCCTACCAATACCATTAAATTATGGTATCAGATAGAGTTTAGGCTGACGAATGCAACGAGTTTGAAAGAGGGGCAGTTGATTTGCTGGGAGGCCGGAAAGCATAAATTATGGATGAGGCCTAAAAATAATGAATCAATACAGCATAAATCATGGGATAAAGAAAAAGAAACAATAAGAGACAAAAACAAAGGTTTTGGGTTTTATGATGTGCTCGATAATTTTCAGAACAATCGGCCAAACACTGCGTTTATGGTTGGATTGCGGGCGGTTGAAAGCATGAACAGATGGCGTGCTGTTTCTAAAAACCCTGGATACAAGAGGTGCTTTTGGAGTACAAAACTTCAGAACGGGAGTGCTGCTTTCTATCCGATATATGACTTTAATTTTCACGATATTTGGAAGTACATTTACGATGAAGGGCTCAAATACAGCAAAATTTACGATTATATGTGGAAAAAGGGGACACCTTTGAACGAGATTAGAGTGTCAAGCTTGATTCATGAAAAATCGTTTAAAGCGCTGGTTGATCTTCCGGAGTTCGAACCAAAAACATATGATCGGCTTCTTAAAAGAATCGATGGCATTTCTATTGGAGCTATTTATGGGAAAGATCGCGCAATGTTAAAAGCCCAAAAGCTGCCTAAAAACTATCGCAACTGGCGTGAGTACAGAAATTTTCTTTTGGTAACTTATCCGGATGCTGATAAGAAAACCATATTCGAAAAAAGGTTTGCGCATCAGCTTGATAATGATTATGTTGCTCGGCAACAGTGCAGGCAACTCATTCTTAACGACTATGAAAATAACCTGCCAATTGATAACAAACCAGATCCAAGATCCGAGGAAATAGAAAAATGGAGGGAGATATTATGATCCTTGAAAGCAAAATAGGCCCGATTCCGGCTCCGTGCATGGATGTGGTTTTAATCCCGGCAACCAAGCTGAGAGCCAATAACTATAACCCGAACAACGTCCCCAAAAATAATATGGAACTCTTAAAACAATCCATCATCGATAACGGCTTTTGCTTTCCGATAGTCACGATCTATGATAAAGAGGTTGACGAGTACGTTATCATTGATGGATTCCATAGATATACCATACTTACGGAATACCTGGGAATTTCCACTATACCCATCGTGGTATTAGATCATGACATTAACAAAAGGATGGCAGCAACTATACAATTCAACCGCGCGCGAGGAGTACATCAAGTAGAGCTTATGGGCGACTTGGTACAAGCCTTGATAAGTCAGGGTATGAGCGATGAGGACATCAGCAAACACCTCGGGATGGAAATGGAGGAAGTATATCGGTTAAAACAAATTACTGGTATCGCCGAATTGTTCAAAAACCAGATATATTCTAAGGCTTGGGAAATGGAGGAAGCTTAATGGCGGACTGGAATTATGGCGATTCTTTCAAACGTTATCCAATACCCGATGATGGATGGTGTTTTGAAGATGGCAGCATGATAAAAACACATAACATATTTGATCCTCTGCCGGAATTTATGAAACAATCCGATATCATATTTACAGATTCACCATGGAATCTCGGAAATCTCAATACATTCTATACTAAAGCACAAAGAACAGACTACCAAAAGAGTTTTGAGACATTTTATAAACGCTTATTTGAATGCCTTAACGAAATAAATCCGAATCAAGCCTTTTTGGTTATAGGGAAGCAATACCTCGCGGAATACATAATCGAAACGAAAAACATGTTCAAACATACGACGTTTTATAATAGCACTTATTATCACAAACGAAATAACGTATGTTATATAGTCCACGGTTCCAATCTAACATCGAAACGTTTACCGTTGGAGTACGCAGATGAAGAAGATGCGATAAGGTGGATATGCGATAACATTAGTTTCTCGTGTATCGGAGATATATGTATGGGGCGTGGAAGCGTTGGGTATTATGCCTGGAAAGCCGGGAAAAAGTTTGTCGGTACAGAGTTAAATCACAAGCGCCTTTCCGTATTAGTGGAAAGAATTAAAAACGCCGGGGCGAAGTAATATGTTGGTCGCGAGCTTTTTGTATTCGATTTCCGGATCTCAAAACGAACACGCTAACATAACTTGTAATGTCAATGATATTTGCGCATTATGCGGTTCAAAAATCTCCGAAGGGATCTTAAAGAAAAAGATCATATCCGAAGCCTTTACAAACTGGGACTTTATATCCCAATCCGATTACCTTTGCGTTCCTTGCGCAAACATCCTTAAAGGCGAACTTGCGCGCTCAATTCGCACGTCTTCGTTCTACGCAACTGCCGGAGGAATACAGCTGTTCAAATTTCACGATCTATCGCATATGCTCTTCATGAAGCATGATACGCCGTTCGTATTGTGTTTTACGAGCAGCTTCAAAAAACACAATGCGTTCCGGGCCGTGCTCAACGATTCTGATGAGCGGTTTACGGTGCGCTGGGAAGACCGTGCGATAGAGGTTGACCGGAATGCATGTACGTCGCTTTTCCGGGGATGCGTGCATCTGTATTTCGGAGGATTTACAAAGGAAGAGATATCCAATAACACGTTCGCGCTTCACCGGTGCATGAAGTACGGTATCGGACGATTCAACGAGCACTACGAGATTATCAAGCCTTATTTCCGGACAAATCTGCTGGAATTTATATGTGAAGCCCTACCATCCAGGAAACGGGAAACATACGTTAAGATAATTGCTGAACGCGAAAAATCCGCTAAAGCAGCGAAGGGAGCGAGTAATGGAAGAAATACGGGAACTAACAAACGAGGAAAAAGCGGTTAGACTGGCCTATTTTCTTTGGAAAAGCATTGATCACGAGGGGATGAGTGCTTCCCGCCGAATGGGGATATGGGATGAGTTCCAGCAAAAAATAATATATGCGGCAATGCAACAAACACCGGAAGCAATGATCGAGGTGTTTGCCAAGAAGTTTTCGATCATGAGTTACAAACATAGCGCTATTCTTGCGTTCATGACGCCAGAGGCAGTTGATCAAATCCGCCGGAATCCGAGGAAAATTGTACTGATGTTACGCGCAACTATTGAAGAGGAAAAGGTGGAGTACAAGGCGAAAGTAGAGGAAAGAGCAGAGAAAGAAAAAGCTAAAGAACGGATGAAGCTCATGAACTCGGATTGGGAGTAATTCATCAAAGGAGATGAAAAGAATGAATAAAAGTTACACGTTCCGATACGAAGCGTTGACTCCAATCAGTCACGGGGATGAAGGCGCGCTATCGACAATTATGCCTTTCCGAAGGCAGCGCGTGTACTGGGAAGGCGAATATTACGATATCCCGGTTGTGAGCGGGAATTCATTCCGGGGTGGAGCACTGCGGCGGAAAGGCATGAAACGTTTCTGCGATCTCCTTGGACTCAAGAAAGAAAGTCTGCGGGCGAAGCCTTACTATCTGCTATTCAACGGTGGCGCGTTATCGAAGGGAGATTCGGATGTCTCTATTGGTGCGAAGAAAGAGTTCAGGAGGATTCTCCCGCTCGTATCCATCTTCGGCGGTGGTATCGACAACATGCTCCTTGAAGGGCGGATGCAGATCGGATTCATCTACCCAATAGGCAAAGAAACGCAGGCAATTACGGGGATCCACTCGGATCGAAGCGTGTTTGAATTTTTGAACACTGTATTTTATACGCGCCGAGATGACTATATTCCGGAAGACCCCACGATGAAAGAGATGACGGTACAGATGAAGTATGAATGCGAGATTATGATACCGGGTACCAAATTCATCCAGCAGGTATCCGTTACAACCGATGAGGAGCTCGAACTATCCGCGTTCGGCTTTTTGATGAAAATATTCCAGGAAGAACCGCATATCGGGTCTAAAGCGAACGTTGGGCACGGGTTCGTAACGTTCGAATCGAGCGGAAAACTTCCTGATAGTAAACCGTTCGAAGACTATGTAGAGAATAACAAAGAGATGATCATATCCTATATACGAAACTTAGCATAAGGAGGTGATATGAGTGGCTGAAAGAATTCTTAAATCAGGGAAGCTAACCCCTAACGCCAAATTCAAAGCAGCCAGTAGCGGTGGCGGAACAGTAACAGGGAGATAGCTATGGTCTCAAATGCAGAACAAAAGGAAGAAGACTTGTTATATGCGAAATTACCTATTTATAGAAAGCGGATAAATCAGGCCCGGGAGTACGTCTCCCGGTGTCTGGCCGCATCACATAAACCATGTGTATCCTTTTCCGGGGGTAAAGATTCCTCCGTATTACTTTCCATGGTTATCGAGCAACGTCCTGACGCGATGGTCGTTATGTATGATTCCGGCGCCGAGTTCCAGGAGACATTCGATATTATCGAACAAACGGAAAAGCGTTTAGGTATAACGATATACATCCTTGAGCCGGAAATGAGTATGCTGGAGCTCAAAGCCTATTCGGATGCGTACGGGCCGATACATATTAGCGAGTACAAACGGGTGTTGATAGAGGATCCGTCGAGGCGAATAGCAAAAGAATACGGATGCGATATGTTCTTTATCGGATTACGAAAGGAAGAAAGCAATCATCGCCTGTTTGCCTTGTCACGGATGAAAGAACCGTACTATTACAGCGAGAAGATGAAATTTTTTATGGCTTACCCACTTATGAATCTCAAGGGGGAAGACGTCTACGCATACATTGCCGAAAACGATCTACCGTTGCATCCTTACTATACCGATCCTCGTATACACGTTGAACGGAATCTTCGGAGAGTATCTGGGTGGGCTGGGGATACAGCGGCGAGTCAAGGGCGGTGGTTGTGGCTCAAACTAACGCATCCGGGATTGTATGAACGGCTGTATGCAGCCGATGAAAGGGTTGGGTGGTATATATGAGGAACTTTAGAATAGAAGCTTTATTAATATCACCCGTAATTATTTATGAACCCCTGCATCTAGATTCGCTCTTATCATATGCGAAGAACATTATTCAAGGGCGAAGAGAAATCCCGCAACGGATGGAAGACGCTACAATATTCGATGATTTACCGTTAGCAAGGGTTAACGACGTATGGTGTTCTAGCGCCGGCTTCGTTGTCGGGCGTGATTCGAAAGAAATAATTCACAAAAAATTCGAATATGCTTACGAAAACTTGATCGACTTCGAAGGTAAACGAGAAGTGATTTTTACGGGAGGACTATATTTTAAGAACAATGCCAGACCTTTGATTGTTACAACGGCTGAGAAGATCATTTGGTTTGCAGTAGGGAATCAATCGGAGGTTAAAAAAATGCTGGATACGGTAATTCAAATAGGGCGCGGGAGGGCTGTCGGGTACGGGGCAATCAAAGAATGGCGATATTACGGGATAGCAAAAGACAAGTCGTTTTTCTCTGGAAACAAAGCCATGCGAAAGATACCGATAGAAATGGCGCATTGCATAACATCGAAAATAGAACGTTGCGGATATAAACCCCCATATTGGGACAGAAGTACATATAAACCATGCTACGTGCCAATTTGGAAGCATCGTGAGCCGAAAGAGTTTGAGGCCTATACTGAAGAGTATTTCTGTTTGAGTGAGGAGAGTGAGATCGCATGATAAATCTTAGGATAGAAGCGACACTGCAATCGCCAATTGTATTATATGACCCAATATTTTTAGATAGCATTTTAACGTTAGCAGTACATATTAGCCAAGGGCGGTATGAATCCCCTATTAACTTCGAAGATATCATATACGTGGATATCCCGCTCGAAAAGTGCAGAGATGTCTGGTGCGCCAGCGCTGGGATGTTCGTCTCTCGGGAATCGAAAGAGGTCTGGCACAAGAAATTCGCATCGGAATACGAAGAGATGATAGATTTCGCGGGGAATAAAGAAGCAATAGTAACCGGTAACGGGCCGTATAGGTCATATGCTATGCCCCTGATAGTTAGTTCTACCCCGAGAGTAATTTGGTTTGCGCGGGGGGATAAAGTAGAAGTAGAAAAGTTGTTAACCTATATCACGGCATTAGGTAAGAAGCGTGCGATCGGGTACGGTCAGATTGCGAAATGGGTAGTAACCGAAATAGAGAATGACCGCTCGATAACGATGCCAGGTGGAGTATCAAGGCATATACCTACAGATTATGGGGATTATCCTAACAATAAACGAAGCGTATCGTATAAACCTCCATACTGGGATCGCAGATATTTCGTGGAATGTTATCTCCCGCGGTGGCGGTTCCAGAGTGCCGAAGAATTCGAAGCGTATACCGGCGAACCCGCGGAATTAGCTCGGCACTGTGGCGCGTAAGGAATCCTTATGGTCTTTGTTACAGACCACGCAATACGCCGGTTCATAGAGCGAATCGCGCCGTACATCACATATGATCAGGCTAAGGAGATCATACTTGACGATCTCAAAACGATACAACGTGAAGACGTTAAACAGGCGAAAAGCAACTATTATGTGCGCGTGCGATCGAAGTGGTTTGGGAAGCACGGCACACCATATAAGTATCGGCTGTTTATTGCTCCGCAAGAAAAGACTCCAGAAAAGGGCTTCCTCATAGTTACGATCCACCGAGGATAAAGAGGCGCGAAAGCGCCTTTTTTTATTACATTGCATACGTAATAGTGCGAAATACCGCGGAAAAACGAGTATATTTTAGTATCGTTTAGTATAGCATGTATAACTTATAACTATCAACTATTACTATCGATAATCATTAGGATATAGCATTGCAATACCAACCGAATCGGATTATACTATTACTGTAGTAGATGAGGATGAGGGTCTTTGAAAAAGTGAATAGGAGCGAAGAAAAAAAAGCAAAGGAGGAGAAAGGAATGCTTACGAAATGGTCTAAAACGATACTAACAAAAGGAGACAGCATAGAATACGGCTGTTACGACGCCCCGAACGGGACTCGATACCTGGCGCGATATCAAAGTCACTATTATCTGATCAATGACGATGGCACGGGTAATGGTTTTTTTGACTCCGGGGAGCCCGTATACATAACAAAAAAAGAAGCCCAAAGGCTTATTTTGCTTAAAACTTACAATAACATGACTTATTGGGATAAAGTAATTGAAGACGCAAACGCTGCCTTCGGGTGGCATTTATCCTCTTCAGTGCGTGAAGAATTGATAGAAAGCGAGAAGCCAACCCCTATGACAGCCATAGATATAGCTGATGGCTGTGGAATTGATGAATGGGGGACGTTTGAAAGCGGTTATGAGGATTGTGAAAAAACATTCAAGCAGTTCCTCGATGAAGGCTGCAAAGTAGTAGTCTTGCGAGAAAAATGGTCAAACGGGGATAAATACATAGGATTCAAGTTAATCACCTCAAATGGGGAATACCTTGCCGATATTATAATGCAACGTATCGACGGGGAAATCAGAACCTCTTTTACGTGTCTCGCAGGGTTAGGGCATCTCAAAAAAGATTTTGAAGCCTCTATAAAAGAATATTTTGTAAAAAAGAAGATGGAAATATAAGGAAACAAAAAACGGGAGAGATAATATGCGTTGGGACGACTTGCCACGCGAGGAGCTGGAAAGAATGACTATCGGCGAGTACGCCGGCGAAGAAGAATAATCAGGGCGCAGATGCGCCCTTTTTGAGGTGATGATATGCTTATTACGGCTACGGATTACGCGAAGAAAAATAAGGTAGACAAACAGATGCTGATGCGCATCATCAAGCATCTGAAGGTTGATCCGGTTCAGACGATCGGGAACGCGCAGATGTTCCCGGAAGAGTTGTTCGATCGGATGATCGAGGCGATAAATTCTATTCCACTTGACAAAAAAACAAAAACGTGATATTATTGGTACAATAGCCGTAGGTATGAGATTATACCTGCGTGGATGGAAACGAATGTCTCGCCGCATAAATCAAAAAGGGCCTCCGGGCCCTTTTTTGTTGGGGATTTACAGGGAATGGAGGTGATATCGTGGCAAAAACAAAATACGATCCGTCGCTAATTCCGGCTATAGAGATGTGGGCGCGTGATGGCCTCATCGAGTCCGAAATCGCTAAAAAATTGGGGATAGGATATTCCACGTTATCCCTCTGGAAAACTAAGCATGTGGAAATTGTAGAAGCCTTAAAAACGAACAAAGAAGCGGCAGATGCGCATGTAGAAAAAGCACTATACACCAAAGCCTTAAACGGCGATACCACCGCGCAAATCTTCTGGCTCAAAAACCGGCAGCCCGGCAAGTGGCGCGATAAGCGCGATATCGGCGTCGAAGGGCAGGTCGTAATAGATGCGTCGTTCGAGGACCTCGACGAAGAACCTGACACAGATAAAGAATAGACGTCTTCCTGACGCGATAATCAAATTAGGGAAAGCCTCCGACTGGATCAACGCGGCGTACATCCCGTACCTATCTGTGCGTGACCGATACGAGATATATTATGGTGGTGCCGGATCGGGTAAGAGCCACTTCATCGCGCAAAAGATTATCTACCGCACACTCCGGGAACGCGGGCACCGTTATCTCATAGTACGTAAGGTTGCGCGTACAAACCGACATAGTACGTATGATCTGTTCCGCAGCGTCATCGCCTCTTGGAAACTGCAATCGGTATTCAAAATCGACAAAACGGAATTGGATATCACATTCACCGTACACGGGAAAGCGGACAACCAGATATTGTTTACCGGGCTCGACGATGTTGAGAAATTAAAATCGATCGCAGGCATAACGGACATATGGATCGAAGAGGCATCGGAAATATCACCAGAAGATTTTACGCAACTTGACCTTCGACTCAGAGCCAAGACCCGTTACCCTAATCAGATAATACTGTCATTTAATCCGGTATCGGCTTACAGTTGGCTAAAGAAACGATTCTTTGACTCACCAGTAGAAAACACTTCTATCCTTAAGACGACCTACAAAGATAACCGGTTCGTCGATGACGCATACAAACAGGTAGTCGAAGGGCTTAAAGAGCAAGACCTAACCTATTATCAGATATATGCTCTCGGAGAATGGGGATCCCCAAAAGGGCTTATCTACAATAACTGGCGACTTACGAACGAGATTCCGGTATCCAGTACGGTAACTTACGGCCTCGATTTTGGATTCAACAATCAAACGGCGCTCGTAGAGATACGTGAGCACGACGGTGAAATATACCTGCGCGAACTTCTCTACCAAACGCATATAACCAATTTTGAGCTGATAGAAATAATGAAATCTATGCACTTAACCGGCCGTCGCATCTATTGTGACAGTGCGGAACCAAATAGGATCCGAGAGCTGAGCGCGTCAGGCTTTATAGCATTATCCGCACACAAGGATGTACTCAAGGGGATCGATCATGTGAAGAGCTTGAAGCTTCGAGTGTACGCTGAGAGTGTGAACCTTATTAAAGAATTACAATCGTACAAGTGGCGGGAAGACAAAGACGGACGCGTACTGGATGAACCTGTGAAGTACCAGGATCACCTATGCGATGCGATGCGGTATGCGTTGTATACCGGCACAAAATCCGAATATGCGGCGTGGTGATGAAATGGCAGAAAAAATGAAAGTGGACACGAAGCAATACGTTGACCTATTAGATAGATTCTGGGAAATCCTCGGCGTGATCCTCAACGAAGATGATCTCGATAACGAAGACAAAGAAAAGATGCTCACGCGTGACGAGACGATCAAGGCCGGGCTCAAGTATACGACAAATAACATCTACTCAGCGATCGGCAGGTATACGCATCCCAATGAACGAATCGATGAGACGATTAACCTGGCGCTCGATTTCTCAAACACAACTATCAGCAACGTGTTACAACGGATGATCTATGAAGCACAAGGATACGGGTATGCGGTAGGTGAGATCATCTACATAATCGACAACGGCGTTGTCAAGGTATCGGATATCACGCGACTCGCCCCAATACAATGCGCATTCAAAATCCAGCCCGACAAATCTCTTGCGGTTGAATACACGACAGTAAAATACGGGAAGATCATTCTACCACCAGAAAAATGCCTAATCCTACGTAACGGCGAAGGTATCTACGGGGAGAGCGTGTTACGTTCTGTGTTCTCCAGTTGGCAGTTCAAGACCGCTTTAAAAAAATGGTGGGCTGTGGCAATGGAGAAGTTTGCAATCCCAACGGTAGTAGTCGAGAGTGCGGACCCAAACGCTGCACGGGCAATATTCGCGTCGTGGTTTTCTAAGGCCGGTGTATCAGTACCGATCGGTGACAAGATATCCACGTTACAGCCTGGGAGTGATATGGCTCACAGTTTCCAGGATTCGATCGAATACCTTAACACGTTGATCTTCCGGGGGTTACAGGTACCGCAACTTATATCCTCTGCTTCGGATACTGGGGCTTACGCAATGAGTAAGACACACATGCAACTCTTCCAGGATACGATGCGGGCACAAGCCACGAACTATGCGAACCAAATCCTAGACCAACTTGTTACGCGACTCGTTGAGTACAACTTCGGTGTACAAGAGGATTACGGTGAGTTCACGATCAATGTGCAACCCAGCGTAGAGGATAAAGCGGCAATGGCTGGATACATAACCACGCTAATCAACGGTGGTGTAGTGGATCCAACAGAACCGTGGATCCGCGATATGCTGTCTATCCCTGAATACGAAGGGGCGGTGATACCGGATGCCGACAGCGGTAATGACAAAGACAGCGCTCAGTTACGCGGAAAACAGGATAACACATTACCTGATGAGTCCGTGGAAACGGCTACGACAGGCGGTAATTGACAACAGGGCTATAACCTATGATATCATTCCGGATTTCCAGAACGCGATCATGAGTGGCGTGATGACGGCATACCTATACGGCCGTATCAGCGGGTATGGAGATGTTGTAAAGCAAACTCGCGGCAAACATATACGGGCACCGAACCTGAGATTCGCTACTCCCGACTGGAGCCAGACGGTCGCCGTGCTTAAAATCATTCTGCGAAACGATTCTAAACTCGTGAAAGGGTTGCTCGGGATTATCGGTACGCGGCTTATAAAAAACGAAGCAGAAGCGTTTGATGAATACTTCCGACCGAGTGAAAAGGCAATGAGCTTCATGAGCCAGTACACCGTAAAGCTCGCGGGGATCGAAGCGCAGGATACGCTACGATACGTGTCGGGACTTGTTAAGGATACGATCGAGACTGGGATGAGCGCACAACAGGCAACGAAATACCTCAGCGAAAAGCTTACGGAGTTTGCACGTAACCGGGCGAAAGCAATCGCCGTAACGGAAGCGACGCGTGCGTATAACGTAGGAACCCTCGAAGAGTGCCAGAGCAGCACGATTCTCGATGGATATCGTTTCAACGCGGTACTTGATATGCTCACAACAAAAATATGCCGAGAACGCGATAACCTATTCATCCCTGCTCATGATACGAGTGCGATCGCAACGAATACACCACCGCTGCACGTAAACTGCCGATCGAATCTCGAACCTGTTACGAAATATTCCAAGCGGAAGGATCAGTATAAAAACATCAATGATACGTATCTCACAACACAATCGAAACAGCGCCCGGAGGATATCGCGACGATACTCTCAGTGCTGAATCAATACTGAAACTGGAGGTGGAATTAAACCATGTGGATGAAATTCATACAGCCAAGTAGTGCAGAGTTAGAAAGCACGCATTACGTAAATATTGAAAATAGAAGTGGTTTCGTTATCGAATATCGTAATGGCGCCAGTATATTGCTAATTATCTTTACCGGGAAAGAAATCATGCTAGATGACGCTAAATATTCTTATCTGTTAGCGCATAGAGATATTCACGAGGATATATCCGAAGATATGCTCGATGAGCTATACCAAAAAATCATAGGACAGATCGACTTACTTCTAAATAGCAAAGTTGAACTTATCGATTTTTCTGATATTTTAACAAAATTAGTAGCAAAGGAAAAGAATAAACGTAACGAGGTTATGTAACAAACAATCGAATAATACTCACAAAGAAGAGCCGAAAGGCTCTTTTTTTATTGGGAGAGTGATAACACGCATGTATTTCGTAGTGTTTGTTTTAAGCGCCGGGTTCGGTCTGGCATTAGGGTTCTACGCCGGGTTGACTGCAAAGGATACGGTTAAGAAAGAGCGTGGGGAAACATGCAGGAAAAGGCGCCGTTAGTATCTATCCTAATCAACAACTATAACTACGGGCGCTATATTGCGCGTTGTATCGATTCTATGCTTGAGCAAACGTATCCGAACATCGAGATTATCGTATATGACGATTGTTCGACGGATAACTCCCTGGAAATACTATCACGGTATGACAGCAAAATAACGGTTATTGTCTCGGAGATAAACGCCGGTCGGGTGTTCGAAGGAACGAACCGGATGATAGAGCAGGCGCGCGGGAAGTACATATACACATACGACTCGGACGACTGGTTAGAGCCGAACACTATTGAAGAATCGGAAAAGATACTCGAATCGGATCCCAAAATCGATTACGTGTACTCCGCGGCGTATGTGCACTACGATGACGGGCGATGCACGGAAATCTGGCCCGTAAGGGATTATACAGTCGCGGAAGCCGTCCGGGAAACGTTTCAAAGGCAAGGCAGTGGGGTTATCGCAACAAAAGGCTTATTCCGGGCATCTTTCCTGAAAAAGCATGGATACATCCAATACCTCGGCAGTGATGTAGATACCGTATCGTTTCTCCATTACCTGAAGCACGGGCTGCGAACGAAAGCGTTGAATGTTCCGTTGAGACATTACCGGGTGCATTCTTCAAGCCATACGCGCTACGTTGCGTTGAGGGTGAAAGCTATCAATTCAATCCTGAGATACATCGTAGCCAACTTCGACCCGCGAATATACCTGCCGGAAATGCCAGAGAACATGCGGCCTAAATACCTGAATCGTTTCTTTCTCGAAGTTGCAGACAACTATCTTAACAACAGATTACCGGCGTTTGTAGCGCATCACGTAACGCGAGAAGAGATGCTGCACTGCTGCGCGCCGTTGTTCGAATCAGCACGAATCTATTCGAAAGGAGCATGAACATTATGTTAGTTAGCGTTGCAATGATTGTAAGGGACGAGGAGAAAAACATAGAAAGAGCGCTTCGAAGCGTTCTACCGGTAGCGGATGAGATAGTGATACTTGACACAGGATCCGCCGATCGGACAAAAGAGATTATTACTGGACTCAATGAACCAAAAATCAAACTTAGCGATCACGAATGGAAAGACGATTTCAGTGAAGCGAGAAACGCGTCGATTGCGTTATGTACCGGCGATTGGATATTTGTCTACGACGGAGATGAAGAGCTTACCGAAGAGGCGCAGAAAGAATTACGCCCGTTGCTCGAATCGCAACCCCCAGAAGTAAACACTGTCTCGATGATTACAAGAAACATCATTACGGATACGCTAAGTGACACACTCACACTGCCAAGGATATTTCGACGCGGCACGATTGCTTATAAATTCTCGGTACATAACCATCCGCAATACGAGCAGGAAGTCATCACAACGAACCTGACATCGAAACACTACGGATATCAATGGACTCCGGAACTGCGTGAGAAGAAACGTAAACGTCTCCTGTCGATGATGGAAAAGATACTAAAAGACGGGACTCTCAATGAGATGGAACAGCTCTACTACAAAGCCCAATACTATAAGACCCTACTGGTATGTGAACGAAAAGAGGAAGCGTACGCTTACGGCAAGGCCTTGTTCTCAGAGATACAGGCTGGGAAACCCATCCCGGTAATGATGCATGATATGTTTATTCTCCTGGGGCTTCAAGCGCTCGAATACTGCGATCCGGACGTCATGCGTTCGTGTATCCAGGCTGCGCGTGGATTGTCTCCAGATTGCCCGGATTCGTTCATTATCGAAGAACTGCTGTACAACACACTCAAACAACCCCTTAATACGAATAAGGCGTTCGATGCGTACATGAGCAAAATGGAAACGTACGACAAGAGCGAATGCCCATTCACATTACAGTATGAAAAGTACAACGACATAGCAAAGATTATCGGCGCGAAAGCCGCAGTCGAAACCGGGATAACCAGTCAAGGATTCGGTATTCTCCGGAGTGCAAAGCCAACAACCATTACTACGTGGGCGGTGGATGAACTTATAACGACTCTCGCGAAAACACAACACGTAAAAGTGCTCAAACGATTCGAACCGGCTGTTCTCAAGCTTGCGGATCGCGAACGGATCAATCTTTCCCCGTACTACTCACGGTTGTATAGCGAACTCAATCACGAAATGGCGACAAAGCGGAAAAAGATAGCGATTATCGTTGCGCCAGGACTTGCTTCGTTCCTTCACGGCGCCCGGCACGAACTTGCCCTGGATTATATCGTGCAAACGGCAATGGTTAGCGATATAGAACATGCAAAGAAATTCATCGAGTGGGCGGATCTCGTATGGTACGAATTTGGAAACGAACTCGCGATAGCCGGTACAAACAAATACCCGGCTAAGAAGACTATCATTCGCGTACACGCGTACGAAGCGTACAGCGGATTCTTGAAACTAATTAACTATAACAACGTAGATTGCATGATGTTCGAAGCCAATCATATCTACGAGCTTGCGAAAGATATAGTGCCTGCGGATAAAGTTGCGCTCGTACCAATGGGCGTGGATACGAAGAAGTTTGTTTACGGGCAGCATGGAGCCGGTTACAAGATCGCTTACGCCGGACATATCAACGCGCTTAAAAACCCGATGATGATGGTACAAATCATGAGCCAGCTCGTGCGATTGGATTCCCGATATGAATTGTATTGGGCCGGTGAGATCCAAGATATTAGGCTATGGCAATACCTCACGCATATCATTACACAACTCGGTTTAGAACGGAACATTCACTTCGTAGGGTACCAAAAAGACATGAACGCTTTCTTCGAAGACAAAAACTACTTCCTCTCGACATCCTACACCGAAGGAACAGGAATGGCAATCCTTGAAGCCGAAAGTAAAGGGATTAAGCCAATCATCCATCACTTCTGGGGCGCCACTGATATATACCCCAATGAATATCTCTACAACACCGTGGATGAAGCGGTAAGGATGATCCTTGAAGATAGATACGATTGTGAAGCTTACAGGTTACACGCCGAAGGCCACGGCGAAGCAACACAACTACAAGCAATCAACGAAATAATCAAGAATCTATTAGCTGAACCACAGGAGGTGAAAGTGGTGTGACAAAAGAGATACTCATCCTGCCTTTCCAGACGTTCTACGATTCCCGCTTTGGCAGGGTTGAACACTCAAAGAGAATCGCGGAACAACTCATAAAGAACCTTGAGCGAAGGCTAGTGCCTTATCCGATACCAGTTCTGCTTTCGCATAAGAGCGATAGCGGGAAGTATGGGGAGGTAAAGACCTTACGAATGAAAAGCGAAGGGCTTGCGGCAGATATCGAATTCAACGAAGAAGGCGAGAAGCTTATTAAATCTGGGCGGTACGATTTCCTAAGCCCAGCCTATCACGAAAACTATGTTAACAAGGCGACCGGACAGGGCGAAGGCGAAACGCTTGTAGAGGTATCGCTTACCCCTATCCCAGCACAACCCGGGATGCAACGGATAACGTTAACGGATGCGGATGGAGACAAAGAACTCGTTACCTGGAATGTTGAGATTGACATAGAGGCGGATGAAAAAACTAACAAAGGAGCGAAGAGAATGCCACCTGATACGACGGAATTTAGTGTTATCAAGCGCTACGAAGAAGAGCTCGCAGACTTGAAAACACAAAACAAACAGTTTGAAGAGAAGCTGGAAGCTCAAGCCGAAACACTTACAAAGCAATTCGGTGAGCAGATGAAGGAAAAAGACGGCCAGATCAAGAAGTTAACCGATGATCTCGGAGCAATTAAAAAAGAAAAACACGCGCTGCACGTGAAGCAATGGGCTGACGGATGGTTAGCAAAGAATAAAACTCCGGCACTCATAAAAACATTATCTGATAAGTTACTCGAAGACGAGACGCAGGAAACGTTCTTCGATTCTATTCTTGAGGCAACAACCGGGATCCCGACGAATCGATTGATCGGGTATTCCGAGGCAATAACACCACCGGAAGGGCTCGATATAGATAAACTGGCTAGAACATTAGCCGGTGTGGAGGTGAAATAATGAGTGTAAAGACTAAGGGATTTGAAAACGGGTACGAACAGCTCGTATCCGTTGCAACCGCCGCAACGCTCGAGGCGTTTCAGGTTATGGGGTGGGATAACCTTACAGGAATGTATAAGCCAACACCGACGGCGGTTACTGTAACGACAACGATGGCTACAACAGCCAATACGGCATTATCCGCGGCATCCTATGCTATCGAATACGGTTCGCCGGAAATACTCTCAGTATCCGTAGGGACGGCCGCTACAAAAATAAGCACTAACTATGCAACAAAGGTCATAACCATCTCGAGCCAAACGTTGTCCGCAGTTATTTCGATTGGCTATAACATGTACACGTATGACCCTTGTGCGATGCTGTCCGAAGGCGTTGATAAAGCTCAAACGCCGGGATACGCGAAGATGTTGCTTAATGGCGTAGTGAATGATTCAGATTTATACGGTACGTTAAGCGCCGATACGAAAGCGAGACTCGCAAAGAACGGAGTAATCGTATTTGAACGAGAAGAGGTGACCGGATAATGGCTACGTTTAATAGTGCTACTTGGTCTATATTATTGACTAAAGTATTTCAACAGATGCGAGATGAACCGTTCTTCCTGACGCAACTACTCGGTTCGAACAAAGTATACAGCCCTGCGACTACTATAAAATGGCGGCAGATTACGACCTCCGGCAAGATGAGCTCCATCGGATTGCGTGACGACCCCGCACGACAAATCGACTACAAGAATACTGCCGAAGATATTACGGTTACACCGCCTCAAATCTTCGAACGTGATGGTATTGAATCGACAGAAGCATTAACGAATTCTTTTAATCTTAACGAGCTTGCGAACCTCGCATCCGGATCGGATATCTCCCGCTCGTTCAATTATTCATACGGGGTTAAGTTGCAAGGTTTGAGAGACAGGATGAAACGAAGGATCGAATACATGTACTCGCAACTCCTATTAACAGGGAAGATATCATTCTCAACTACCGAACGGACATTTGAGCAGGATTATTCGACCGTAATTTCCGGTACGCTTGCTGTAAATTCGGGTACTGACCCGTTGCAATTGATTCGAAGAGAATGTCAAGCGTTTTCGCAGGCGCTTGGAATGTGGCCAGACGTAATCTTGATGACTCCTTATCTCGCAGACGCGATTATGATACATGCGAAAACGGAAAAGTACCTCAACAAAAATACCTACGATATGATGAGAGTCACACCCCGGTACCAGAACCCCGGTGTTTATTACGTGACGCGCGTCCCGGCGTTGGGGATTCCGGATATCTATGTGTATTCCAGCACCTACGTAAACGATTCTAATGTAGCCACGGAATATATCCCGGAATCATCGAGTACGAGCGGTAAGATGATATTACTGAACACAAGCCAATTCGCATTGGGTTACGCTGCGGTAATCGATTTTGAGCTTAAACCCGATGGGTCCCCAATAATAACGGACGTTATCGTAAAAGAAAGAATCCCCGAAGCCTCCGAAGGCCACGCGAAAACGTTATCGCTTCTTTCTTATCCTCTCCCGATTCTGTACAACGCTAACGCGTGTAAGACGTACACGACTACTATCTCATAAGAGCTTGCCGGGTAACCGGCTCGCTCTCTTTTTGAGGTGACAGAGTATGACAGTAGCACAACTAAAAGCGAAATTCCCGCAAGACCTTATCAACAGTTTGACGGAATCTGACGACAGCATTATCACGACGCTAATAACGGAAGCGGAAACTTTTATCAACTCGATTATAGCCATCACTGACGCAACGCTCAAAGAAATACACGAGACATCCTACGTGATCTACCGCCTGTATGAACGGCATGGATACGAGGAACAGGCGCAAGCGTACTACGATCGGTTGATGAACGCACTAAAGCGTACGACAGGCTTGGATACCGCGGCACCTTCCGCCCAGCACTATATCACCGCGGGCACTCAAGTATTCACAACGACAGTACTGGACAAGTGGTAATGATATATGGCTGTAACCTTTACCTACAACGACAGAGAGCTTACAGAAGCGTTTAAGACATTAAGAAATAACGTACACGACTTGTCGAAGCCGATGCGGGATATAGCGGTATATATGAAAGAGGAAGTACTCGAGAACTTTGAACAGGAAGGCAGATCGAAACGTTGGGCCCCGCTTAGCCCTAAGACAAAGGAAATAAAGGAAAAGAAAAAAGGTACTACCGGAAAAATTCTCGAGTTCCATGGGCGACTTATACAATCCATCAATCTTCGATCGGACAAGAACGAGGCCTCGGTGTTTACTGGGGTGTTTTACGGTGTGTATCACCAAACGGGAACGCGAAAGATGCCACAACGCGCGTTCATGCCCTATGATTCGGCAAGCAATATCCCTCCGTTTGATAAAGAGGGGCTGGAGAATATCAAATCAATCATGTCCGATCACTTGGCGAAGGCGGCGAATCAAAATGTATAGCTCGGTTATGTTAGATATCAAAAGCGCGCTTATGCAAGAATTCCAAACCATTAGAACTGTCATAGGCGCGTTAAATTGGGAAAAGAACGTGATTTACCCACTAATCGAAATACTCCCAGGAAATGCTGATAGAGCCGTATACGTAGGGACCGGCGGAGTCGCTAAGGAAAAGATGGCATTTACGGTTATCTACGCTAATCGCGGCGTGTTTTCGCAGGCCGAAGAGCTCGAAAAAACTAACGCCGAAGCCGCAGATCAGATCGTTACATTGTTCAGAAACCGCAACGCGACAATAGAAGGTAGGCGAGTTATATACCAGGTTCCCGGTTACTCTTTAGAGCGGGTACTGGTTGAATCGAAAGACCACTACGTAGTGGCAGCGGCAATCGAAATACAAATAGAAACGGTGAGGTGATAGAGTGTCAACTTTGCAAGGTTCACAGATGCACGTAATGGGTAGGCAAGAATCCGTAAGCACGCTTGTACACTTAGGCTTACTCAAAAGCCTTTCCCCGCAAATATCGACTGAATCGATGCAGGAAAAGGGAATAGGCGGCTATACAAGGACACGGATGACGAAATATGATTACGCAATAAGTTTAGGCGGGCTCGTTACAAACAAGGACGTGCTCGATATGGCTAAGGTTGTTTCCGGAACCGGATTACCTCCAGCATGTGTACTCAGGTTGCATGATATGACTTTAAATTCGGTGTACTTAGGCAATATGAGTATCAGCGGTGGAGAAAATGCCCCTCTTGAGTATTCGGTAGATGGTAAGTTTTTATCGTTAACCACGGGAGTAAGTGCTCCTACCCTCATCGCGCCTGAGGATTTCTTCGTATTTTCAGATGCGACGATTACATGGGGGAGTGAGACGGATACGATTAAGTCGTTTGTAGTTAATAAGAATCAAGATGTCGGGCTTATCTACGGAACATCCATGGCCCCTATTGAACCCGAGATAGGTACCGCAGCCTACGACGGAGAATTCGTATTAGCTGCTTCAACGGTAAGCAAGATAGCTTCCGGCGCGTGGGACCCGTCAAAAGCTGCAATAACATTTAACATCGCGTTTGTTGACCCGTCAAGTGCCTCGCACACAGTGACATTAGCGGGTACCGGTGCAAAAATATCTGGAGCGGCGGGATCGGTAGACCCTGATTCAGATTTCGAGGTTACGCAGGGGTTTACGTTCGATACATTGACAATATCATAGGTGGCGCGGGGTTCCCCCGCGCTTTTACTTTATTTGAAGGGAGAGAAAAAATATGAATTTATTTATTGGCCCGCAAGATACCTATACGATAAAGGTGGCGGATACGGAGATCACTTTGAAACCGTTATACGCAGATGATTATTTTATGAGCGTAGGTTTGTTTCGAACGATCGCGAAACTGTTTACTACCGGGCAAAATATGGATAAGCAGGATATTGAGAAGACTTATGACCTTCTCGCAAAACACATCGAAAAGATTGACGGGGTAACCGAAATTACACGCGACATTATCAAAACGATGAACCCGGCGGCAATGACCGAAATTGTGATGGAGATTGCGAAGCATACGCAGCTAGAAGGCAAGGATAAATCCTTTCGTCAAGGCTCAGATACTTAAAGGAGATATACCTATCGAATATAGTTTATATCGAAGAATAGGAACGCTTCCCTGGGGATGGAAAACGCCGATGAGAACGGTATTCGCACTATGCGAATATGATAGGCAAATAAATAGTATGACTCGCAGCGGAGGCGAGAACTATAAGGCGGTGAAAAATGTCAGAACCCAAAGTTGAGATTAAGATAACGGCCATAGATGAAGCTACAAAAAAGATTGAAGAGATAAAAAAATCTTTCGAAGGGTTCGACAAAATTGGGAGCCTTTTACAAAACGTAGGAGGTCAATTAGCTGGAATAGGGGCGGCTATATCCGCTCCTATTATGGCTGCAACAAAGTCGTTTGCTGACTTTGAGCAATCGATAATATCGGCCGGAAATTATGCCAAGGCAACAGCATCGGAATTCGAAGCGATGGAAAAAGCCGCGTCAGCCATAGGGAACGCACCACAATATTCTTCAACGCAAGTTGCCGAAGCAATGAACTTAATAGCACAAAGCGGGAATAATGCCGTATCAACGATGAAAGCAGTAGAAGCCGCAACTACTCTCGCAACAGCTTCACAAAAAAGCTTAACAGAATCAGCGGGAATCGTTGCCGAAATGATCGACAAATTCGGTCTATCAGCAGATGAAGCCGCATCAGGGGTAAATACGTTGTACGCGGCGGCGCAAAACTCATCGGCATCGCTGGACGATATAACTGAATCCATGTTATCAATAGCTCCGACGACCAAAGCGCTTGGTTTGTCAATGACAGACACGGCCGCAGCACTTATGAAAATGTCAGAAAGAGGGGTTGCCGGTACGGAGGCCGCTACGGCATTACGCATGGCGTTATCGACGTTAGCTGCTCCTACAACGGAAACAATTGCCGTCCTTAAGGAAATGGGGGTATCTGCCGAGCAGGTAAACCCTCAAATGAACTCGTTAGCCGATATTATAAAGGTTTTGCAGGCCGCAGGAATTGACGGGGCAAAAGCCATCGAACTATTCGGGAATAGAGTAGGGTCATACGTAGCACCACTATTCGCTACGGGGGCTCAATCGGTAGATTATTATACACAATCGCTAAAGAATTCTGCAACTGCGGCAGAAGATGCCGCTGACAAAATGGATAATACACTCGGCGGAGTTTTTAAGCGGATAAAAGCAACGTTCAGCACGATAGCCGCTGATATCGGTAAAGCAGTCGTGCCTATCGTACAGAAATTCGCGAGTGTTATACAAAATGTACTTTCCTGGTGGAAAAACCTCGATGACGGATTAAAAGACGGGATAGTCAGATTCGGGTTAATAGCAGGAGCGGTTGCAACTGTAGCTGGTGGGTTAACGGCTATGGTAGGAACGATCATGAAGCTTGTTGATACTTGGAAATCATTCGCCGTTATCATGAACACGGCATTCAACAATATACCGGGCATTATTACTTCAATAACTACTAAACTCGTTTCGATGGGTGCGACAATAACCGGTGTGAGCTCTACTGCGTCTACTGCTGGGAAAGCTATAAACCTGGCTTTCGGTGCCGGAGCGGTATCATTAGTAACGGCCTTAGGCGGGTATATCGTTTGGCTTACGGCGAAATTCGTTGATGCCATTGCGCAAATTCGGAATATAAGCGATGAATGGAACAAAATGTACAATATGGATTTCGGCGGAAATAATGACGTATTCGCCGCATGGAATAAATCTTCTAACGAACTACAGCAGAGCATATCACTTACTCAAGCCGCCTTTGGGAAATTAAGAAAAGAAGCCGGCGGATTATCGACAGATAATGTTGAAGAACAAATAGCGGTATTAAGTAATACCATGCTCGAGCTTGCAGAAAGAGCAATAGAAGCCGGTGGAGGTATAAAAGCATTTGGAGATTCGGCGCGCGGTGGAAGGCTGGACGAAGTTACAGAACAAATAGCGGCGATAATCCTCGAAATGGAGAAGTTCGGCGTATCGGCAAGCTTAATAGACGAATGGCGAACTAAGTGGGGACAAGCACTTCCGGATTTAGATAAAACGCTAGACAAATCGAAAGACTTATCTAAAGCGATGGAAGACATTGGTATTTCCGCCAATAGCGCTACCGAAGAAATTAGCGCAGCTATGGCCGGCTTAACTGGCGACACGGGATTAGTTATAGATAATTTAAAGAAAATCGATTTCACTTCGATAAGCAATAACGCGTCCGAAACAGCAGACGCCGTATATAAAGCCTTTAGAGATGCCGGTATGTCATCGGCAGATGCGCTGAAGGCAATAAACAACCTTAATTTTAACCCGTTGAGTATTCGAGGCAATGAAATCGCTAAAGCGATAACAGGAATATTTGAATCTACTGGGAAAGATGCTGCGCGCAGCCTTGGGGTTATCAATGAGCTGGAATTTTCTTCGTTGGATGACAAGGTAACGAACTTATCCGAAAGCATATTTCGTACTTTAACCGATCTCGGGATAGATTCGAAAGTCGCGCTCGAAGCGATAAATAAAGTCAATTACGATCCGCTTAAGCAGACAACAGAGGAAGCTCGACAATCTCTTATCGAGATATTCGAAGCAGCAGGATATTCCGCAGAAGAAGCTCAAAAGGAAGTTAATAAATTCGATTTAAAAAAGATGAAGACCGAATCCGAATCGGCATCGAGCGCATTGAAAACTGAATTTTCCGACGTTAAAAAAACTGCTATAGAAGAATTCAATGAAATAAACTCAATATCATTTGATAGGCTCAAATACAGCCTGTCGTCAGCCGTTGAATCTGGCGTCAATGCCGCCACTCAAAAACTCCAGGCACTTCTTGACATGATTAAAAAAGTAAACGACTCCGAAATAAAAATAGTCATAGACGCGGGAGGCGTGTAAGCGTGGAAACGAGATATCCCGCCACTAAACAAGTTGAAAACCTTATTGCCAAAATAAAGGAAGCTAATTCAGAAGTTCTCGAAATAAAAGTAGACAGTACCGCAGTAACTAATGTGAAAGAAACGGTAACTGGCCTTATTACGGCTGTACGTGACGCATTAGGATCGATCGGGGTAAGCGCAAATGATACCCAAAAGATTATTGATAATATCGATTTCGAAACGTTAAAAGTTACCGTGGAAGATGCTGCTACGACGATATATGAAGCGTTTAAGAATGCAGGATATTCTGCGGTAGAAGCACTGTCTGAGGTAAATAAGATGGGATTCGGCGACTTAATGTCAAATGCAAAAGTCGCTGCGGAAGTAGTAGAAGAAACTATCGGGAAGCTTGGGGATAGGATAGCCGAGGATGTTGGGAGTGCTCTTAATGCCGTAGACTTTACGACGATAGATGACAAGGTAGAAACTCTTTCTCGTACTTTAATAGAAGCGTTTGCGGATACAGGAGTAGATATTAAGGAAGCGCTCAATAAGATAACAGAAGTAGATTTTATGCCTATCGCGAACTCCGCCAGGGATGCTTCTGATAGAGTGTATAGTGCTTTTAAAGAAGCCGGATATAGTTCAACAGAAGCATTGCGCGAAATGCAAAATTTAAACTTCGATACTACGGCACAAAAAGCGGAGTATGCGTCAGAAGTTATCGAATCTTCATTTGTTGAAGCTGGGGAGAAGGCAGCCGTAGGATTAGGTGTAGTAAACGATCTCAAATTTGCGGAACTCGATGATAAAGTTATGAAAGCCTCCTCCGATATTTATACGGCTCTCTCAGACGCAGGAGTCGATTCTAAAACCGCGCTCGAAGCTATTAAAAACGTAGATTGGTCTTCGCTCAAACCTTCCGCCGATGATACAAAAAAAGCGATATACGAAGCGTTCGTTGCTGCCGGATTAGATTCTAAAACCGCGTTAGAAAAAACGAACGAAGTGTCATTCGCGACGCTTGAAAAAAACGCAGGTCGCACGCGCGAAATTATCGGGGCTGAGTTTGAAGCATTAGGGCGAGTAATAAATACTGAAATCGGGCAAATAAACGAAAAAAACTTTACGCAATTCGAGAATAGCGCGTCCGGAAATTTCGAAGCAGTTGCAAAAACAGCGAAAGAGCAGATCGAAGCTATAAACGCGAAGCTTAACGCTCTGGACGGTAAGATCGTGAATGTGACTGTAGTTGTAACTGAAAAGAAAGGGTGATGGTATGGCGGAAAGTGTAATCGATTCTCTATCTAAAAAGATAGACCAGCTCGAAACCGAAAGAACAATCACCATACGCGCAACTACGACTGACGCGATTAACGCTATTGATTCTTTAGAAGAACGCTTAAAAATGATCGTTACATTAAGTAACGCTCTTGACAATACGTTTATAAGGTTAAGCGAGGACTTATCCGCAAAGTGGGCTGAAGCAAAGCAAAAAGCGATAGACGAATTCGCACAAACCGTGCAAGCCATAACCGGTATGATCCCATCCGAAAAACTCCAAAAATCTCTCGAATTTGAAGTAAGGATCGACACTTCGGTTGCTGGAAATCTTCTTTACGAGGCCGTGTACGACTGGGAAGCAATTATGGCAGACGCGGCGCAACAGATTGAGGATAAGTTCACAGAGGCTTTTACCAACATCCGAAGGCAATTCGTTAACACGTTTATGGATGGGTTCTCACAGGTCGCCGATGAAGCGGAAGCGTTCGCTACACAACTAACCGCGATACTAGTAGACGCCGGGCTCGAGGCCAACGCTATATTAAACGCTTTAGCACTTATGGACTTCTCCGCTTTAGCGGATTCTGCGGAAGAGACCGCGCAAAAGCTTGTAGACCTTTTCTATAACGCCGGATTTACGATTGAACAGATGTTTAAAAACTTGTCTTATGTAGATTTATCCGATGAGATCATGGATTGGATAAACAAACTTTGGTTATTGAAAGAGGCGGGCGAAGAAGTAAGAGATGCGTTTGACAATGGTAACTGGGTAGACGCGGTATTGCCTTATGATGAAACAGAAAAAGACGGCGAAGTCATTAAGGCTACGCTCGAGGATGTTAAATCTCGCTTGGAAGAGTTAAACGATTCTAGAGCTACGGTGTCATTAGAAACACAAACCACGGTACAGGAAACTCATGACTTGCTTAACAATATCTCCGAAATACTTGAAAGAATTACGACTAAAAATCATCTGATTAACTTAACGCTGAGCGAGAAGGTGAGTTAATGATACTTGAAAGGTTAGAAAATATTGCTAATGCTCTTAAAGAAATAACTGATCAAAAACAAAAGGCAATAGATAGGCGTTCAGAGTCCCGATCCGATGTCGATATAAACAAACTCACGCAACGCATGGCTTCTCTCGAGCGCGAAGTCAAAGACCTTCCACTTCGATTCTTAAGGAGACAGTAATGGGGCTACCAACAATAACACATGGTGAGGCTTATACCAGCAAGATAAAGTGTTCTGGAGTGAATGCGAAAATCGAGAGCTTTAACGCGACACTTAACAGAGGATATACGCCTAACACGGCAAACCTCACATGCGTGACTAAAAATACGGAGTCGTGCCCGTTTACGCTAGGAACAGAATACGTTTTTACAACGGATTACGAAAGTGCCACACCCGGTTCTGACACAACGATATTTACGGGATATGCGTACAAATTCAATTATGAAAATATTGCTCAAACAACGCATAAACGATGGATGGTATCGCTTATCGACGCACTCGGAGACCTCGAGGCTTACGATGTCGATATCAAACCAATAGAAGGCGTTACGCCGGTACTCCAGAGTTACTATAAAACCACGCTCCCGTTCGCGTATGCGGCGCTTCCTACTGAGGGATTCACCTATTCTGGTAACGCTCTACAAGGGCTCAAAGCCTACGACATGTGGCGCGGATATTGCCCGTACGGAGGAGACGGGGACGAAGAAGGCGGGAGTTCGTTCGACCTGAACGCCGCGGGAATAAGAAAAGCATCTGGAGGCGAGAGTTTACCTGGATCGTATGCGATAAAAGTTACTGCGCCTTATCACTCGGACACAGCCGAAGAACTGTCGTTGGCTTATTCTACAGCGAGTCAACAGTGGTGGATAGCGATGGCCGTAAAGAACGAAGATACGGGCAAGGTATTCGTGCTATTCATGACTTATGTAAAACACGCAGATATATCGGTTGAAGAAGGAAGTATACAGTCCGTTTATTTTGACGAGAACGTCGAACCCGTGCATATATACACGCAAAGCCAGTACGAAACCTACATTGAGGGGAATCTACTATCAAGCCTCGGGCTCTCGTGGAGTGAAGGAGGGTACCCGTTTTTCGTTATCCCCGAAGACGACGATATCTACCTTATACTGGCTATCCCTAAGGTGTATTCGTTACCAGAAGAGGCTATTGAAGATGAAGATGAGGACGCAATCAACATACAGCCCGATACCGCTGCGGCGGCAACATTCCTAACTAAATTCAAGGCCGAGTTACCGGACTTTATCACGATACATCTAATATCCAGTTCGGCGGAATATACACTCACGTATCTCGTAGGTGATGAAGAAGAAGCAGATATCGTAGAGCTTTCACAAATACAAGACGAAGCAAGCTTAATAGCTTACGCAAATCATGAATATAATGAGCGCGTATACAACACTACGACTGCCTACGAATACGAATACGGAATGGTACAGATTCTCCCTATCGCCGTACATTATCCGCAGGCAACTACCAACCATACTTTTCAGGGGGCTGATCGGATATTAACGCAGACGATCGTTGATTATTCAGTTGATGACGGGATTAACGTTAGGCTCACATTCAAGGAGAAATCATCGTTATCCGGAAGCAAGCGCGTATTCCCGTCCGGGCTAACGATGCAGCGTGTTGCGGATTCGTATAACAGCACACCTTCGATCATAATGAACATCCAATACGTGCACTATGACGCAGACGGGAATATATCTATATGCTGGAATGATGACACAATATCGACGTATACATCGAAAGAAATCGTTATCGGTGAAAACGGGATTCTCGTATGGAAAGCGCCACTGACGCGAAAGGAGAAGTTTAATTACGCATGAGTAGAGCTACTAATCCTTATGGATTCGTACCGTACATGAATGGGCCTTTAAGTACAGGATTAACCGGGATATGTCTATTAGGGATAAGACCTACCGGGGCGGAAGGAGAAATTTATCTAGAAGATAACATTAAATGGTCAACTGACCCGACGGTCTCTTGGAACGATGCAATAAAATCCTCAGATGGTGATGAAGAATTAGGAAATAAGCTGCCACCTATTTGGGGATTCGAACAAAAGACAAGCTCAGAAATCGTCGCACATTCAGACAGTTTAAACAAACTGTATAAGAGCACAGATTACGGTAAAAATTGGAAATTATATAGAACAATCCTTGTTGAAGGTTATGGCGTAACCGCATGTTGGAGTCTCGCATATTTGAAAAACGGAATATTCCTCGCGGTAGTAGAAACAACGAGTACCCCGATAATCGTTAAAAGCACAGACTACGGGGAAACGTGGTATAGCGTTCTGACTCTTCCTGCTGATGGGTCTCCTATTGCTACTGTGCTTAACTTTGGTAGCGGAATATGTATAGCCCACGACAGAAATAAAAAAATATATAAAACTGTCGATTACGGCGAAACATGGGTTCAGATAAATACCACCACCGATTATTTTGATTGCAAACTTGTAAAAATAAATAACACTGACGCAATATCGGCCTGTGGTTATCGGTTCATTAAGTTAAGTAATTACGGTGAATTATTGTCTTACTTAGCCGTCGGACCGGAATACGGGCAAATCACTTCGATAAAAGCCGTTGAAATTAATGGGAATACCATTATGCTTGCTGGAACAGTTCCTACCGGGAAAGTTCTGATATCAACGGATTATTTCCAGACTTATACGGTATTAGCAAGTACCGGAGCCGTATACGTTACGGACATCGATTATCGCAACGGTATATTGCTCGTAGCACTCTGGTACCCCTCAAAACTGGTTTATTCCGATAATTTTGGCGAAACATGGAACGATGTAATGGATTTGAATTCGAACTGTTTTATATCAAGCATAAAAATATTATAGGAGGAACGACATGGCATATCTGGAAAGTTTGGCAGTCACGCTCTTTACGGCTTTATCAATCTCCGCTGGGAGTGTGTTTTCATCTGCGGTACAAAACGAAGACAAAGCAATTTACGGAATATTACAAGCGTCAGTTACTTTTGCGACATCGGCCGCATCCGGAGCCGTGGTTATCGATGTCCTTACGAGCTCAGATAACGTGAACTATGACACGAAGGCCGAAAGCGATTATTCATTCTCTCTCAATCCTTCGGATATGGATGACGCGTTTCTTCTCCGGCGCACCTTCGGGTTCAATTTACAAGGAATAAAGTACATGAAAGCGCAGGTAGCCAACAACGATTCATCCGCGGTAGCCTTGACCCTCAAACACGTGAAAGCGACGATCTAGTATTATGATGGACGTAGCTCTTATCGATTCAGTCGAAAAACGGAAACCAGCGTTACTTAATTCGGCATCGGAGCTGCTTGATCAGGCATTTATTACTTCATTCACGTGTGAGCAAATAGAAACGGCTGTATGGGGCATCGGGCTGAAGGTCACGCGCGATTTCAGGAGAGTGATACGCAATGATTAAGCTATTGCAGGGAGATACCGGTACACTCGAATACATATTTACGTATAACGACGAACTTACGTCGCTCTCTTCGGTCATATTCAATCTTTATAACTCCGCTGCGTCGGTCGTAGATACTCTAACGCTTGGCGTAGATGCCAAGATTACCGAGTCAAGCACAGGTACATACGAAATCGTACTCGAGACACAAGAATTGCAAATCGGATCATATTATGCCGAATTGTCTGGGTACTATGGTGGATATAAACAACTCAAACGCGAGCCTATGAGGCTCTCGTTCGTATGAGGAGCGGTGATAAGCAATGGCGCTAAAACTATGGAAAGATGAAGCGAAGACAACAGCGCTGCGCTCAGAACTCGGTAAAATTACCGGGAACGGTTCGCTGGCAACGGTATCATGTGCTACTCCAGATCACGTGCGGAGGTATACCGCTACCGAGGCGTTCGGGAAGCTCTTAACGGAGACAACGCAATACACATTCGCGGATGGCGTGTTAACAATGGTGACGACGCCGGTCACGGGTGAAAGCGTTGTTGCTTTAAGTTCCGGCGAGTACATCTTTGAGACCCTTGACGCCGCCGGAAACGACTCGCTTGAGGCTAACCGCGTATTGGAACAGATCGTATACGTTGAATCCGCCGATGCGGATGCAGTTAATGTAGTAATATCTCTGAACGATTACTACTCCGGCGGTGGTTTATCCGTAGCGCATCACTTTCTCTCGCTTGACTCCGGGGGAGTCGCACAGGGATATTTATCCGGAGGTTCGGCCCTATCGATCGGTACGATCTCTTCAGGATCGGTTATCCCGTTCTGGTGCAAATCGATCATCCCGTTAGGCACCGCAATGCTAAATTACAACGATATTTATTTCAAAGGCGATTCGAAGAATTACAGCACGGAGCCTTAACGGTAATGATATACGGCAACCGTATATACGGTCAGGATATCTACGAAAAGGACCGTGGAAGTGTTGAGAGCATCGCCTATGTTGCGAAAGAAAGAGTCGCGCGTACCGATGAAGAATCTGCGCTATTGCTTAGAGAACTGGTAACTGATAATACTCCGATGTCTGTTGCCGCTCGTGAACAAATAAGTGAGATAGCACGGGAAAGCTCGATAGCACGGGAAGCGGTATATGCGCTCGAAGCACTCGATTTACCAACGCGTGAAATGATCGCCAGGATAGATACGCTCATCGGGGGCGCGAGAGAACCCGTATACGAGAGTGTATCGCTGCGGAATATTGTACGCGAGGTCGTACATGAAACATTAGCGGCAATCGGATTAGCGCGCGAACGGGTGTATACCAGTGCGGAGATAGTTGGCGTATTGCGTGACGTTATCTCGGATATCATAAGTATTATCGGAACAACAAGGGAAAAGATTGGGAAAATAATAGAAACATCAGGAGTGGCTCGCGAACGCATTTCTGAACATGGCGAAATGATGTTAAGCGTTATGCGGGAGAACATCGCGAGCATAGAACATACGGTTAATCCCTTGCGCGAAATTATAAGCGAGTTAGTAGTAGCCGTAAATTCCCCCATGAATGAAGCGGTGACTTCAAGCTTAATAGAAGGGCTTCTATCATACGCAGAACGAATCAATTATCTGTTTGTTCATTCCCCGCGTGGTAATTATCATGAAACTAAAAGTGGCAACGCTTACTTGACTGCTAACGGCGAAACCTACTATCGAACAGTAAATCGACCTTACACGGAATGAGGTGATATGTTGCCTAACAATGAAGAAATAAGAAAAGTAGAATGGGGATCGACATGGGGAGAGGTTATCGATACTCAGATACGCGTCGATGGTGCGTATACGAACGTTGACGCGGACAGTTATTCCGCACAACTCGAGACGTACGATACACAACCAGCAAAGGTAGCCGATCTCTCGTGTACGAAGGTCGGTACAGGCGAATATGTAATGTGGTTCTACGCGGATACATCATTATATGATCCACTTTCTAACTATTATCTCGCGTTCACGTGGGTGTACGGTGGTAAGACACAGATCAAACGGGTGCCGGTACGGATTGAGGTGGGTGTGAAATGAGCGTAACCTATCTCAACTACAGCGCAAGCGGCACAGAGATTACGGATGAACCGATCGTTATAAACACCGCAGGGTCTCAACAGCTCGTACATGATCATATTATGTCGATCGAGGTGTGGACGGGCGAGGGTAAGACGGGTTCGCAGTTGGTTGCGAGTACGGATTACGTGCTCGGGGATTACGACAGTTTCTACAAGACATACAATACGATCACGTTCCTCACGCATAACGGTGAGACTGTATATAGCACGTATCTCACGAAAGGTGATAAGAACTCAGCGGATGACGTAAATTCAAAAGCGGATAAGTTATCCGAGTACGCTAACAGTATTCGCGGGAATCCTACAGGCAGCGTTGCGAACGTTTCCGACATCCCAATCGCGGCGAATCAATTACTAGCCCGCTCAAGTTCCGGTAATCTTGCGCCTAAAAGCATTACCGATTTCGGGCTCGGTCTCATTGCCGCAGCAGACGCGGCCGCAGGACGTACCGCGTTGGGTTCGATTGCGTCGTCGGCACTCGTACAAACAATAAGAAATGGATATACGACATCATTTCCGTCGGAAGATGCTGTATATGACGGGTTAGCAGCAAAATTAAGCTTAAATACTGCGTTTACGGAAATTAATCATTATTATAATCTCGCCTCTGCGTATTTCGGTATATCAACAGGAATATTAAAAATCGGATTGCCGTTCGGTTTAACGGGTACTACGTGTATGTTTGAATTGCGTATATCCGGGTTTAAATATCGAGCAACGTTTGACGATTTAGACCAAGATCAATTAGATATACGTGTTCACTGTTATATAGGATATGGGAATGTATATAGCAGAAGAGCATATGTAGTGTGTGGTTCAAAGCTTATTACAAATCCTGATGATGTACGTCTAGGGTACGATTCCGTAAATGACAAATTTTATATTCTGATTGGTAACGTATCAGCACTATGGAGTTATTCGCGCGTTGTTATACCGGAGGTCTATTCTCCTTCAGCAAGGTCTTATTTTGAAGGTATAACATTTTCGATAACTACCGATATTTCAGATTTGAGCATAACACTTTTGAACACGGTTATTTATTCTGCGGCAAAAAACCCTATATTTTCTGGCGTTATATCGCATGCACTTAATCAAGATTCTTTCGTAACTTGCACTGACCTAAAAAATATATCTGAAGGGTCAAATGTTGGATATGACTTTACTATAAACACTGGGCTTAACGCCGCAAATAAAAGAGGATTTTCGATAGGGGTACTTGGGGCATTTAATACCGGATATTCTTCGTACGGTTCTGCGGGATATGCTTATTTCAGGAGTGCAGGATATACTCCAGGTTTAAATTTTATCGTTCCAAAAGCTGAAGGGATATTCAATTTATTCGCCGGGCATAGTGCGGCTTCTCAAGCTGAACTTACAGCAATAAGCGGAAAGGTTGGAATCTTAAAATCTTCTCCTACTGAACCGCTACACGTTGGCGGGAATATCAAAACCGAAGGATATGTCGAATTTAACGAAATATCTATACCTTCGGCTGGTGCCGCGGACACGCTCAGAGTTCTCGCTGTAGATAACGGAGGGCTCACGGAGTTACATGTAAGAGCTTACGGCGAATCTGCACAGAAAATCCCGTTCTGCGCGCGAGAGAACTCATACAGCAAAACGCAAGGTTTCGCGATGGTGGACAACGGGAATTCGGGTACATCGAAGACGATCGACTGGCGTGCGGGTAATAAACAAAAGTTAACGCTCACAGGGGATTGCACTATTTCGTTTACCGATCCATCTGAATCAACCGGATTAACTCTCATACTGATACAGGATGGAACCGGGAACAGGGTTATCACCTGGAACGGGATGACTATAAGATGGGCGGGCGATGGCGCGGTTCCGGTATTGAGTACAGCTGCCAATTCGCACGATTTGGTTATGTTCGTTTATGATGCGAGCGCAGACCTGTACTACGGCTCGTACAGCAGTAATCACGCGGTGGCGAGTTAGATATGAACACGGGATGGAAACTACCCGGAACCGTAGAAACCTCTGGGGAAGGCGTCGGGTTCAATAATACCTCTAATCTCCTGATTGCCGGGGAGTATGCTTATACGGGCTCGGCTTCAGAGGCGTCTTTCTTTCACTACGTTCAATATCTCTACAACAGCGGGATTGTCGGCAACGACAATGAGAACACCGACGCAATTACGAGCACAACCCCGGTCACCTACACGTTTGGATCGGCCAACAATCAATGGGGTAACGCACTCACATGCGCGCAGGTAGAAGCCGCGACATTCGGTGTTGCTTTAAAGATACGATTGCACGCAGCGGAGGATACCTACACGACGTATCTTATCGGGAGGAATTTCGGATTCAGCATACCCACCGGGGTACGGATAACCGGTTACGAGGCGAAGATAGACGCGCGATACTCATCTACCGCGGGTTATTGGTGTTACGTCCGGAACCTATATATGCGCGTGCATTACGAGATGGCCGCAATGTGGCTAGGGATAGTCTTTTAAGGCGGTGATGCGATGAGAACCTATCAATCGGCAGATGGAAAGTGGATTTTTTTTAACGGAATTACTAAAGTGTATTTTGATACAAAAATGGAGGCGATGCAAGCGATGGGTAAAACAAAGATGGTTAATGAGGTATTGGAAGTTATAAAAGGATTAGTAACACCGATGGAGCGTGCAAAAGACGTGTGGCAGCTATATTGGGACTTAGGAGGCAGCGTGAGCGAAGACGACCTTGCAGCCACGGGGCTGACGACCGATGAATTTGCCGGGTTGATTACGACGCTTGAACAGTTTGATAAGTTTTGTAATAACGAAGCGGTTACCCCGGCAGCATATAGGATCAACATCAATAAAGCGAAGGTGAGTGGGGAATGACATACACGTTCAGGCTGACACAAGCGCAGGCTTATGCGGCAATCAACTCTCTGCAAGCGCTTGCTAACGAGATGCAGGAACAAATGGTATATCAGGAGCAGGAATGTGCTAAGCAAGCGCAACCTAACCCAGTACTAAACAAAAAAGATGCAGAACCTAAGAGCGAGAACAAACCCGAAACTAAATCCTAATACCTAAGAGGTGATCTATGGAAGCAGCAGTGCAGGCAGTAAAACAACCGAGAACAAAAACGGGACAGGAAGAGATCGAATATCGCCTCGATTGTAACGAGTTGGCGATCAACGAGATAAAAATAATCCTGCAGGAAACAAAAATAACGGTAGATGAACTCAAGAAGAAGATATACAACGGGTTCGCAGAGGAGGTCGCTCGAGCCCTGTTGGGTATCAAACGCACAGGGGCGGAAAAGCGGGCAGTGATTATGCTCGAGATAATTAAGATTGTCGGTACGGTACTCGGGTCTGGCGGGCTCGTGTACTTATTGTTTAAAAGATAAAACGATTCGATGAGGAGGTGAAACGATGTTCCCGATTACCTTCGAAATAACCTCGATCTGGCCTTACGTTACAAGCGTATCATTTGCGGCAGTCGGCGCTGCAGTTGGCGCCGGACTGTTTTGGGTAATTACTAAATGGTTTATTAAGAAATAAAAAGGAGTGGTGAATATGGATTGGCAGAACTGGTTACCGATCGTAATATCTGGAATTTTTGTAGCATTTGGAGCGGCTCTTTGGTTATGGATTCGAAACTTAATTAAAAAAATGGGCGATAGTCTCGAGAAGGGGTTTAGAGTCGCTGATTATCAGCTCGAAAAATGGATTGGATTACCTAATAGTATTGAGGCATGGAAATCTGTAGTCGAATTCGGCAAAATGATTCAGGAAAAGGCTCAGCTTATGATTGATACGCAATCGTTTCAGCCTTCCTCTGGTAATACCGGAGGGGACAGTAGAACTATTACTGATGTTTCTAAGGCTGTTAATAAGCAGAATACCGGGAATAACTGACGAGCACTGGGAGAAGATTGTAGAAACGTTCTCGATTTCTCCGGATGCTCGAAAAGAAGCCGAAGAAGCAACGAAAAAAATGATTAACTCGTGGAATGAATTAACTGGCACCGCACAAAAAGAAAAAATGATTGAGCTTGGCATTCCTTCGGAAATTTACGAAAAATGGAAGAAGGAGATCGAAGCCGAAAGGCGGTGATCCGATATCTAAAGAGAACCCTCTTGATAGCTGTAATGGCTACCGAGAGGGTTCTTTTTTTGTTGCAGTTTTAAGATTCTACTAAAATTTCTATGGGTTTCAATCCACGCGCCCCAACGGGCGTGACATCGCGCGTTTACTCTTCGCGCGATTCGAGATAATCGATAATTTGTTTTTCGAGTAACTCCGCGTTCGAGCCGGTAACGATGATTGGATTTGTATCGCGGATATACTGCCATATCTTATGAGCCGCAACGGCAGGGTTGAAGAATACCGGTCGTACTGGTTTCTTAGAAGGTAACTCTACCGCACTGTACTCTTCTACGGTAATCCCCTTCTTCTTCAACGCTTCAACCAACTGCGGATTTGATACTCCGAAATAAGAGATTCTCTTCGGGTACCGCTTCTTCTTTTCAACCTTCTTCGTAATCGCTGCCACAACGTTGCTTTCAAGGTTACGAATAACCTCGAGCAACATCGCTTTCTCTTCCTGCAACCTCTGCTTGTCCGTCTGCAACTGCAATATCTCAAGTTGTGCTTTGTCATCGGTTGGTTGTTCGTGCAATCCGATAGGTGCTTTCCCGGCTTCTTTCAGTTTATGTTTCAGTGCTTCGTTCTCCATCTCTAGCGTGATGTTATCTTCTTCCAGCGCCTTGTTGATATCCGATGCCGCGAGTATTGCACCAGATATGGCGGACCGGAGCCCGGCTTCTTCTTCCGTAAGCACTTCTATCTTTTTTTGACTCTTAAGCTCGCTATTATAAGATCGTTCGAGATTATACAACACGTATTCGAGGTTAAGGAGCGTATCTTTCGTAATCACGATTGCCTCACGCGCTTCTTCATACTCACACCGCAAGGCGAGCGCGATATCTTTTACCGATACTTCACTGTACGTAAGCTTCGTGTTCTCAATCACCGTTTTATTCCGTTCTGCAAATTCGGGAATAACGAGACCGTCTATAAACGTACTAAGGAAAGTTGTTTGCGGTGATTCGGGCACTTCTCGTTCTTCACCGTATATCGCTTTCTCTTTATCCAACGCGACCTGCGTCAACTCTCGTACATGTTCGTAGTTCATGCCTTCTTTGATGCTGTTCAGCACATACCAGGCGTAGGGTGTTACATCCTGCGCGTACGCGTCGTGATCGTTGTGCACGCTATCTTTCGCCTCTTCGTAGGTAGACGGTGGCGTACGGTTAAGCTCAATGAGCAGGTACGAATATATACGATCGTAGATTTCCGTATGTTTCGTAGGGATGATATGGTTCTTATCCCAGAATCGCATCAGCAAGAATAAGGCGTTCGCAACCATATGTTGTAGTGGCATTTTTTCGGTAACCGCCGCTTGGTGAAGGAATTGCAGGAGTTCGGCTTTGAACTTGGGGGTAACTTTATCGAGCGTGAATACGGGTAGGCAGCTAACGATCAGGATGATCTCGCCAGCATTGGCGCGCGAGCGTCCGATATTGCTGAAGAACTTATCATAGAACCGTATGTATTCCTTGATTATGCGCATAGTCTTTCCTCATTGAAAAAAGGGAGATTATCTCCCTGCTTGTTATCAATATATAACTTAGCGTGTCGTACCGCCAAACTATGCTCTTTTAGCTGGTGCCGAGGGCTCCGCACCAACGCAACGCCCGAATAGGCTATTTCGGCACGATGTTCATGAATCCTTCCGGGAATACCTCTACACGCTCGATTAAATCAAGCACCAGAGCACGTTGCTCCGTTATATCGCTATTCAGCATCTCTTCATACCGCGTGTATATGTTCCTTACCTCTTCGGTCGTGATGCGCCTTCCGGTGCTTTGCGAGAGCGAGAGAAGTTCTTCGTTCAGCTTCTTCTTTTTCGCTTCTAAACGCTTTACCTCTCCTTCGAGCTTATCCGATAATATCCCCTTAAGGATCGCGCTCACCGCGTTATCAATTCCGGCGTTTATCTCGTCGAGTTTAGCGGTGATGGCTTCGACTTTTGACTTTAGCGCGATATCCGATAGGGCGCGTTCTTTGTTATAGTTCTCCGCGATCAGTTCGAAATCCGGTTCGTTTAGGATCACGTTCTTGATATATCCGATGACGCGCTTATCCGCCGTCTTAGCGCCTGCGCTTACGTATTGCGTATCTCTTGAGTTCGCCCACCGTGAGCATTGGTACTTAGGATATTGCCCGCCGGTGAGGCCCATCGAAGCACCGCATACGCCACAATAGATGATACCTGTGAGGATATGATCGTGTTTGCTTTGCGCGCGCGTGATATTCGTTCGCCATCTGGCCTTGACGCGCTCGAACGTTTCGGGCAATACGATAGGCGGGATCACACCGGGAACCTCTATCGTGTCCGTGCGTTTGGCGTGGCTGTTGTTCCCAAGCTTCTTGCCGCGATACGTGTATATCCCCGCGTATCTCTTGTTATGCAATATCTCATATATTGACGTGCGCGCCCACGCCTTTCCCGTGCGGGTTTTGTATCCTTTCGCGTTGAGCTCCGCGACTATCTCACCGAGGGAATGACCGTTCGCATACATATCGTACACGGTCACGACGATCGGCACTTCTTCGAGGTTGAGTACGTAGACCTTGCGGTTGCGTGAGGCTTCTTTATCGCGTACCTCTTTCACCGCGTATCCGTAGGGAGGCGTGCCACCCATAAAAAAGCCTTGCTCGGCGACCTTTGTGTTCTTGGTATAGAGCTCTTGTTTGAGGTTGTCGAGGTAGAATCGGTTAAGGCCCGAGAATATCCACGCCTGGAGCCGTCCGGCGGGCGTGGTAGGGTCGGCAGGGTCTTTTACGGAGAGAACATACACCCCGCGTTTTTCGAGCTCTTCGCGGAGTTGCTGATCTTTGACCGCGTCGCGGTTGAAGCGATCTGATTTGTACACGATGATGAAGTTAAATTCTTTCAGGAGCGCGCGGCGGATCATCTCGTCGAAGCTTGGCCGTTCTTTCTCGCCGGACGCGCTTACCTTATCCCAGAACCGCTCCTTGACCTGTATCCCGCTTGTAGATGCGAGGCGTTCGATCTCGTCGAACTGAGCGTCGATGGATGTCTCGGATTGCTTATCGGATGATACGCGCGCGTAGGCGGCGGCTGTTTTCATTCTTTGGAAGGTTGCGGTTTTTGTTCGTCCGGATTATCGTCGCTCTTCGGTTCTTCTTTCTTTGGTTTTGTTAGGTCAAAAAAAGGTAAATCGATAGGAGGATTTATATGGGCTAATCCAGAAAGTGCAGCTAAGTAGCTTCTTGCTATACTAACTAAATGATAAATCCCGTTGCTATATAAAATTTTCTCAAACTGTTCTTTGCTTTGATCTTCAAATCCAGAAAAGATTGCGCGAATTTCGATATGATAAGTCATTACTTTTTTTTCTTTCTGTGTAATCGTCCCAGTAGCTTTCATCCCAATAGTTGCCAAAGATTGGTTGTATACAACATTCGAAACCCCGAAATTCGATTCGCACTGATAATCTTCATTCGTGTAAGGCGTATAATACACTTCTAAATCAGTTTTAGTAACCTTATAATCTTCTAGTTGAATAATCGTACTTTCTTCGAATTGCATCTTATCTCCTAATCATTACGCAGTATTAAACAGCTATAGTTAGTTCTTCGTTATAGCGGATAAATGATTCGACATATACTAACGGAGTCGAATTTTCGATACTTTCGAAATTGCCGGTAACGCAATTTCTCTCCAAATTAAAACTTAAAGCGGTGTCTTTATCTTGCCCTTCGCTTATAGACGTCTTCATTCTTTTAGCTTCCAGCTTTTCTAATATTTTCCTTTCGAAATTCTCAATTTCCGCTTTAGAAACAATCCCCATTTCAACCGATAAAAATCCTCCTAAAGCACTTGCTATATTTATTAACGATTTGATCGACGGATTTTTACTGGAGTTCTCTATTTGAGCTACGTAAGCTTGGCTAACACCTAACTTTTCAGCCAATTGTTTTTGCGATAAATCATGTAAAGCGCGGTAAGCTATTAAATCGCTGCTAATCGAAGCCGTTACGCGACTATACATTAATTCTTTACGGGAAAGACCGTAATCATTATCCGAGACATTCCCCTTTCTTTTTTTTCCAGTCACTATTCTCACCTCTTTCTTTTTTCCATTATGTATCTGTCCGATCGTAAAATATAACGTCTATTTCGTCCTGCCATTCGTTTATTTTATTATGCGTTGATATTTTATTTAATTCTTTATTCCAACTTTTCTTCCCTTTCTCTAAAAATATGTCGCAAAATATAATTATGTCCAATGACATAGAAAAAGCCGCGACGATACGGAAATTAAATCTTTTTTTCCCTACTATTATTTCGTATAATTTAGGAAAATGCGTTATCGCTTTAATACATGAATTTGACGTCCTCGTCAGAACAAACCCTTTAGACAATAAACTGTCTATTACCCTTTGAATGCGGATTTTAATGTCTTCTTTGATTTGATTGTATGTTCTAAACATCTCGGTTTCTGCTTCAATGTATTCATTTGTTTTATGTATTTCGATATTCCTCACCGCGCTCCACCTTATTATATAACTTATCGGTTATAATTGCAAACTATGAAATATTACCATTCGGTGAATTATCAGAAATAATCGTATTAGATATTATTGCGCTGATTCTCAGATAAATGTGCATCGATAGTTATACATTCAATGCTTACTCGCTTACTTACTCATGAGCCGTTCGAGATTCCGGAACATGTTAGTTGTCAAGGATTC